ACAGAGCTGCGGGCTCTCCGACCCCAAATTGCAACTATAGTCATGTGCAAAAAACGGACAATTCCGTTCCTGCTTTCAGGTAATTTCAAGCGAAAGGAGTGCAAGAATGGCAGAGAAAACGAAAATAACGTCCGAGACTACCGTAGGCACTTCGGAGCTTGCGCTTGTTTTGGACTTGACAGGCAGGCGTGTGCGTCAGCTGACGGAGGACGGAGTGCTCCAGAAGACGGACGGCTCGTTCCTGCTGGTCGATTCGGTGCGGCGGTACCTGGCCACAAAGACCACTCCGAAGGAAAACGAGGAAGACAAGAAGGTCGAGCGCACGAAGAACCTGGCGGAGGCGCAGATGAAAGCCGCAAAGGCTTCGATAGCCAAGATGGAGGCTGAGGAGCTCAAGGGCAAGATGCACCGTGCGGAGGACGTGAAGGCGCTCACGGAAGAGATGATCTTCGCATTCCGCAGTGCGGTCATGGCCCTGCCCGGCCGAGCTGCCGTGAACTGTGCGGCCTGCGGCGGAAACGCAGCTGCCATATCGGACGTCCTTCGGAAGGAGGTCCACACGATGCTCAACGAGCTCGCTGGCTACAACTACGACAATGAGAAGTACGAGGAGCTGGTAAGAGACCGTATGCAGTGGGAGTCCAAGCAGGAGGACGATGACGATGAGTGAACGGAGCACGATGAAGCTGTTCCGCTCTATGATGTCATCTTTTTCTGCTCCGGAAGATCTTCAGGTCAGCGAGTGGGCGGCGAGGTTCCGCAGGCTGTCAGCTGAAGCTTCGGCAGAGGTCGGCGCCTGGCGCAACGAGCGCACGCCGTATCTGGTGGACGTTATGAACGCATTTACCGATGCGAGGGTCCGGCACATCGTCATGGTGGCAGCGTCGCAGGTCGGCAAGACCGAGGCGGAGCTGAACATGATAGGCTACATCATCGACGTGGATCCCGGCAGCGTCCTGTTCATCCATCCGACTGTAGGAGATGCGAAAGAGTTCTCCAAGCTGCGTGTCGCTCCGATGATAAGGGACAGCGCAGTGCTGAAAAAGAAAGTATCTGACCCGACACGACGGGACAGTAGAAATACCATAACACAGAAGGCCTACCCGGGCGGCATACTGACGCTGTGCGGGAGCACCGAGGCCCACGCCCTGGCATCGAAGCCGATCAGATATGTGTTCGGCGACGAGCGGGACCGCTGGGCAACGAGTGCCGGCACCGAGGGCGACCCCTGGGGCCTGGCAATGGCCAGACAGAAGACCTTCTACAACGCCAAGGCGGTGGAAGTCTCCACACCGACCATCAAAGGCGCATCCGCTATCGAAGCTGCGTATGCGGACGGAACGATGGAACGATGGAAGACACAATGCCCGCACTGCGGCGAATACCACGAGATAAAGTGGGCGGACATCCGCTACGAGCATGACGAGAACATCGTGGCCGGGCGGAAGACATACAAGGTCCGGGAGACATACTACGTCTGCCCGGAGTGCGGCGGAATCTCGACCGAGTTCACGATGAAGCATCAGCCTTCGAAGTGGGTGGCCGAGAATCCGGACGCTTACGAGCAAGGAACACGGAGCTTCTGGCTCAATGCTTTCGTCTCGCAATGGGCGAGCTGGGAGAGCATCGTGCTCGAATATCTCAAGGCGATCGGCAACACGACGAAGCTGCAGGTCGTCTACAACACATCCTTCGGGGAGCTGTGGGAAGACCGTGGCGACCTTCAGGACGAAGACAGCATGATGTCCAGAAGAGAGGACTACGGCACGAATGAGGCCGGACAGCCCGTGGAACTTCCGGACGGCGTGCTGGTCCTCACCTGCGGCGTCGATACTCAGGACGATCGTCTCGAATATGAGGTCGTAGGCTTCGGGCATTTCGGTGAGACCTGGGGCATCCGAAAAGGCATCATCATGGGGAGGCCGGACGATCCCGAAGTGTGGCTGCAGCTGGACGATGTTCTCGACCATGCATATCGCTTCGCAGACGGAACCGGCGTGCGTATCTCCATGACCTTCGTGGACGAAGGCGGACACTTCACGCAGGACGTCAGGCTCAATACGAGAGCGAGAATCTCCAAGAAGGTATTCTGCATCAAAGGTATGCCGGGCCCGAACAGGCCATACACGGACGCTCCGAAGAAGCAGAAGATCATGGTGAGCGGCCGGGCGATAGGCACCTGCTGGCAGTACCAGATAGGCGTCGATTCCGGCAAGCAGATTATCATGGACAACCTGGCCGTGCAGACGCCGGGCAGTAAATACTGCCATTTCCCGAAGAGAGACGACTACGGCAGCAAATACTTTGCCGGATTGCTCTCCGAAAGGCTGATATATAAGCAAGGCCATAAACAGCCCTGGCAGTGGGAGAAGATCCCGGGGCACGAGCGAAACGAAGCGCTCGACTGCCGCAACTATGCGCTGGCAGCGTTCAAGGCCCTGCCGGTCAACCTCGACGAGGTCGACCGCAGGCTGAAAGCAGCGAGAAACAATAGATCATCGAAGCCGGAAACAGTAACGGCCACGCCCCAGGCGAAGCCGAAGCAGAAGAAGGCTGCGAAGAAGAGGTATTACGATGAATGGTAGAGAGGACAGGTATTATGGCAGACAAAGCAGAACTGCAGGCACGGCTTGAGTTCAGAAAGACGGCGCTTGCTCAGTTGAGAGAAGCCTACCTCGCCCTTGTAAGCGGCGGGGTCAAGTCGTACACGATTGACGACCGGACTCTCACGAAGTTCGATATCCACCGTCTCAAGAAAGAGATAGCGGATATGGAGAACGAGGTCGACGCCCTTGAGTCCATGCTCAATGGCAAGAAGGCTCGCAAGGCCTTCGGCGTCGTCCCTCGTGACTGGTAACGGGTAATCGCCCTGACGGGCTTACCAATCTGCGGCACCGGATGGAGTTTTTCTCCTTTCGCTTTTCGGTGCCGCTTTTTTAATGGCAACAAGGAGGCGATAAGCATTGGTTAAGAGAGGCAGACCACAGGCCAAAGGCTATAGCGAAGCCGGAGCTTCCCACACTCGCCGAGCCCTCAAGGGATTCACGCCTAACAGCGGATCGCCGCAGCAGGATATTGATTTCAATAACAAGACCTTGAGGCAGAGAGCGAGGATGCTCTACATGGCGGCGCCGCTGGCGACATCGGCCATCGTAACGAACAGAACAAAGATCGTCGGTGTGGGACTGACGCTCAAATCGGCCGTTGACCGGGACGTTCTCGGGATCTCCGAGGAGGCAGCAGACAAGTGGCAGCGCAAGGTCAAGGCAGAGTTTGAGCTGTGGGCGAACGATAAGATGAACTGCGACGCTCTGGGGCTGAATACCTTTGCAGAGCTGCAGAGCGTAGCGCTCATGAGCTGGCTCACATCCGGAGACGTCTTTGCGCTGATCAAGCGAGAAAAGACCACGGACCTTAATCCGTATTCGCTGAGGATCCACCTCATCGAGGCGGACCGCATCAGCACGCCGAGCGATTACGGCTCGGTATATCCGCACAGCAGCGAAGGCACCGTTCCTGATGACGAGCCCGGCGCAGGTCATAAGATCTACGACGGCGTGGAGGTCGAAGCTGGCGGAAAGATCGCAGCATACTACATCTGCAATGGGTACCCGAACGAGATCCTTTCTGAGAGCAAGGAATGGAAACGTGTCGAGCTCTACGGAAAGAAGACTGGGCTCCCGAACATTCTGCAGGTCATGGCTTCGGAAAGGCCTGACCAGTACAGAGGCGTTTCATATCTGGCACAGATCATCGAGCCGCTTCTCCAGATCAGGCGCTACACCGAAAGCGAGCTGACGGCCGCTCTAATCCAGAGCTTCTTCACGGCATGGATCGAGACGAACAGCAATCCTGCCGACATTCCCTTCAACGAGGTGGGCGAAGGCAACATGTACGGCGTCCCGAGCGACGCCGACGATTCGGAAGGCATCAGCACCAGCCAGAACGAATATGAAATGGGTCCGGGCTCGGTATTCCATCTGGAGCCGGGCGAGACGATCCACTTCGGAAACCCGAACATCCCGACCGCAGGCTTTGAGGCCTTCATGAAGACCTTGTGCATGCTGATCGGCTCTGCGGTAGAGATTCCGTACGAAGTGTTGGTGAAAGCGTACAACAGCTCCTACTCCGCCAGCCGTGGAGCGCTGCTTGAAGCCTGGGAGGCTATTAAGATGCGCCGGAGCTGGTTCGTCGCAGACTTCTGCCAGCCGATCTATGAGATATGGCTCACGGAGGCTGTGGCCAGAGGCCGCATTCAGGCTCCGGGCTTCTTCGGAGACCCGGCTGTCAGAAAAGCCTGGTGCAAGGCGGATTGGATCGGACCTGTTCAGGGCCATCTGGATCCGAAGAAGGAAATCGAGGCGGGCCTCACCCAGGTCGCAAACGGCATCAAGACCCACGAGCAGCTGACCCGTGAGAACGGCGGCGGCGACTGGCGCAGCAATGTCGAAAGACTCAAGGTGGAGAACGAGCTTTTAAGCGACGCCAAGGCCGTTATAACGGCGACTGGCGAAGAATAATCGAAAGGACGGGAGAAAATATGCCGAAAAATAAAAATGGCTTAAATCGGCTCTCAGCGCCTCTCAACATCAACCGTGGCGTGTACGCCATGGCGATGGATGGAGACAATGCTGAGATCGAGCTCTACGGCGACATCGTAGAACAGCAGCCGACCGACTGGTGGGGCGACCCGATCGAGGGGAACTTCATCATCCTCGAAGACTTCCTCAAGGACTTCGAGAGCATATCCAAAGCGAAGAACATTACCTTCCGCATCAACTCCTACGGAGGCGACTGCATGGTAGGTATGGTCATTCACAACAAAATCAGAGAGCTGTCCAGAGCAGGAAAGAACATCACTGCCATCGTGGACGGCGTGGCCATGAGTGCTGCGTCAGTCATCATGAGCGCCTGCGACACCGTAAGGGTCAACCCGGCGTCCCTGGTGATGATCCACAAGTGCTGGGGCTTTATGTTCGGAGGATACAACGCCGACGAGCTTCGTGACATCGCAGAGCATCAGGACGCATACGACAGAGCGTTGGCCACTGCCTACATCCGCAAGACCAACCTGTCGCAGACGCAGATCCTGCACATGATGTCCGAGACGGTCTATATGACCGGCAAGGAAGCTGTCGAAAAGGGCTTCGCTGACGAGCTGATCGAAGACGAAGCTCCGGTGCAGATCGCAGCTTCTGCGGACGGGCGCAGCCTGTTCGTAGGCGGCAAGGAAATGCACCTTGCCCCGGGGATGTTCGCCCCGGACTTCATTCCCACGGTTACAGCCGAATCGGAAAAAGAGGACGCCGAGACGGATGGAACGATATCAGAAGAGCCGAGTAATGTCGGCAGTTTAGAAGGAGGTCACGATATGACACTTGCAGAGCTCAGGGAACAGTACCCTGAACTGATTGCGCAGGCCGAAGCCGAAGCGACTGCCGGCAATGCCAAAGCAATCGAAAGTGCCGTACAGGCTGAACGTGCGAGGATGGCAGACATCGACGAGATCGCAGTTCTCTACGATGTCGAACTCGTACACGAGGCGAAGTACGGCGAGACCGCATGCTCCGCTGCGGAGCTTGCACACCGTGCGGCTGTTGCTGCAGCCAAGAGCGGAAAAACCTTTTTAGCCAACATGGAAGAGGACGCCAAAGAATCCGGCGCAGCTGACGTCGAAGCAGCTCCTGCTTCCGAAGAAGAGGACAAAGAGCCTCAGACTGAGGAAGAGAAGCTCGACAAAGCTCGTGCGCAGGTAAGGGTTGCCCTCGGAAAGAATTAGGAGGTATTCACAATGGCAGATCTTTTCAAGAAGATTGGCGAGCAGACTTTCGACGGTCTTTTCGCTGATATCGACCCGACTCCCATCGTGGAGGCTGGGACCATCCGTAAGCTGGGTACCGCTGCGACCCTCAAGAGGGGCACGATCCTTGCTTTCTCCAGCGGCAGCGCTGGTGACGGCAAGCTCGTTGTTCTCGGCGAGACTCCGGCAACCAACGAGACCCTCACCGCTTACGCCATCCTCGCTGATGACTACGAAGTAGGCACCAGCAACGACGTAGTTGCCCAGGTCTACAAGACCGGCAGCTTCAAGAAGGCCAAGCTGACCGTCAAGACCGGTCACACCATCACCGCAGCTGAGCTGAACGATCTCCGCAACGGCGGAATCTTCATCAAGGCCGAACAGTAGACAGGAGGTGCAAAGATGAACTTTTTTGACACTTATACACTCCTTGCTCTGATCGAAGAGAGCGTCCCTGCTCCTTCCTTCTTCAGAGACAGATACTTCCCCACCGGAGAAGGCGACATCTTCGCCTCCGACAAGGTGCTCGTAGAGTATAGCAAGGGCAGCCAGAAGATGGCAGCATTCGTCGACACTGAGGTCGGCGACATCCCGGTAGGCCGTGAAGGCTACAAGGTCTTCGAGTATGCACCTCCGTGCATTGCTCCTTCGAGACCGCTCTCCGTTGACGATCTGAAGAAGAGAGGCTTCGGAGAAGCACTCCTGCCCGGATCCACTCCGGCTGCAAGAGCTGCGAAAATTACCCAGAAGGATCTGGGCGAGCTCGGCGACATGATCACCCGCAGAGAAGAGTGGATGTCTGTCCAGACGATGATCAACAACTCTTGCACCATCCAGACCTACATCGACGGCGCAACTCAGGGGCAGCAGCTCTATGTCAAGTTCTTTGACTCCAGCTCCGATCACACCTACACCGTAGGCGACGAGTGGGACGACACCAACGGCGACTTCTTCGGCGACGTCAAGGCTATGTGCCGCATGCTCAACAAGAGAGGCCTCAAGGCTGCTGATCTCATCCTCGGTACCGACGCTGCTGACGCAGTTCTCGGGCTCCAGGAAGTCAGGGATCTTCTCAACAAGAACTCCGGCATCATCGTGGGCCAGATCGAAGAAGAGCTCTCCCGCTATCAAGGCATTTCCTTCATGGGCATCCTGAACTTCGGCGGCTTCAAGCTCAACCTCATCTGCGCAGACGAGCAGTATGATGACGGTACCGGCACCATGACCAACTACTTCCCTGAGAAGGGCGCCATGGTCACCGCTCCCGGCTGCGGCCACATGGTTTATGGCCAGGTCACTCAGATCGACTTCGGTGACAAAGATTACACGTCCCACGCTGGAAGACGAGTTCCGAAGTTCTCTGTCAACCAGGACAAGAACATCCGCAAGCTGACCGTCACCGCTCGCCCGCTCGCTGTTCCGATGAACTACTGCCCGTACATCTATGCTGCCAACGCCGTTCTGTAAGATCGGCAGCAGCTGAAAGGAGAATCGTATGAAGACAGTAAGAATCTTAAGCGGCGCTTATGGCCTGAGGGCTAATGGCCGCACGAATCTCGTGCTTAAAGGCAATACATGCTGTGTCGAGGACGACGAGGCAAAACGCCTTGTCGACCTCGGCGCCGCTGTAATCGTAGGCGAAGCTGTTCCGAAGCCCACCGAGAAAACGGAGGCTATCGAAGCAGACGAGCCTGCCGAAACCGAAGAAGATGTTGCTGATGTCGAGGACGACGAGGAGATCGAGCTTGAGACCATGACCAATGCACAGCTGATCGCTATGTGCAAGGAGATGGGCATCAACACCAAGACCCTCACGAACAAGACGAAGCTCATCAACGCCATCAAGGCCAAGCAGGACGAAATGCCCGATCTGGGAGCGGAGGACTTCGAGTAATGAGCTTTAAGGATATGGTCGCAAACGACAACAAGGCTGTGTTTCTCAATACCTCCGAGTTTGCCGGGGATCTCAACGTCATTTATGACGGTGACACCTATGAGGAGATTCCGATCGTGCTGACCGGGCTCAAGGAACAGGACAAGGCCACGACGGTCCGTCAGGGCGACCATAGCCAGGGCATATACCTCGTAACCTCAATCCTCCATTGTGCGCTCGAAGACCTCGGCGGCAAACAGCCCGAGAAAGGCGCACGCATCAAGATACAGGATGCGCCGAAGAGCTCCTTCTACAGGGAGTTCTACGTAGCGCAGTCCGTTGTCGAGATGGGCATGATCCGGGCAGAATTGGAGGAACTCGATGAGTGATAGACATGAGCTTTACGGCGGAATCATCGTCGATGCAGCAGAAGAATCATACGATCGTGTGAGCAAGCTGCTTGCAGGTATTCCGGGCGGCGCAAAGAAGGCTGTCGGCACAGCGCTCTCAAGAGCAGCTGCAGCGGGCCGGACTAACGTCAAGCGCTTTGTCACGAAAGAGTACACCATCAGCCAGACTACATTCCAGGCGAACACCAAGACGATCAACCACTTCGTGAAGAACTCCGAAGGCGGGTACGAAGTCGTGTTCGGCTTTGCCGGCACGGTCATTCCGCTGATCAGGTTCGACACGCAAGCGACGCAGAGCGGACTGGTCTCCGCAAGGGTCAAGACCTCGTCTCCGAGGGAGATCCTTGAGAATGCATTCACGGCGCAGATGGGTACCCACAAGGGCATATACGAGCGCATCGGAGCCGATCGTTTCCCGCTGCGAGAGCTCTACGGCCCTGCAACTCCTCAGATGATGTGTTCAAACGAGGAAGTGCTCGACGCTATGGAAGAGCGCATGGTCGAGGTTTATGAGCAGCGCATCGACCACGAAGTCGAACGGCTGCTGAATGGCTGGGGGAGGTAAAGCATGACCAAGAACGTGCTCCTTGAAGTGCTCAAGGAGTTTACAACGAATACGGTGGCAGACCTCATCCTTCCTGTTAGAGCGCAAAAGGAGAATCCGACACCGACGCAAAGAGCGGCGGAAGTCTACCTGATGCGCTTGCCGGACAGCAAGTCTGCCAAGCTCAAGGCTCCATACATTCTGCATCAGGTCATAACAGGAAGTGACAAACAGCCGTCCGGTCAGAAAGAAATGGCCCGGGCGACGATCCGTTCCATCTTCGTCGTCTACTGCGATGATGAGTCCGAAGGTGCGCTGCACCTGCTCAACCTCATGGAAAGGTTCCGGCTGGAGCTGCTCAAGACCGTAGTCTTAAGCAATCGCTTCGAGCTCAACCTTGAGGAAGGCGTCGAGACGATCATTTATCCGGACGACACGGCGCCATACTTTATGGGCGAGATGGTAACGACATGGAATCTTCCACCCGTGCAAAGAGAGGTAGTCTATGAGTAAAAACACAACCAAGAATCGCAAAGAGCCCGAAGAGGTCCTTGTTTACGAAGAGGCCGAAGAGGTCATCGAGGACAAGGCTCCTGAGGAAGTCTTTGTTCGCAAACAGCCTGATGAGGGCTTTTGCATGTATCTGGGACCGTCCATCCTCGGAGTGATCCAGTATGGAACGTCCTATGCGGGAGACAAGAAAGAAGTGCTCCAGCAGATTGAAGGCGCCGTTGCCAAATATCCGCTCATCGCTTCGCTTATCATCCCGGGCGCCGAGCTCGCCTCGGCCCGCACGTTAGTTAAAACACCCGGCAATCTCCTGTACAACGCATACAGGAAACTTGCCAAGATGTAAGGAGGCAAATCTATGAAACATGGCGTATATGTTTCCGAGAAGGACACCAGCGTCAGCTCCCCTGTCGTAGCTGCAAGCGGCGTTCCCTTCGTCATCGGAGCATCCCCGGTGCAGTCTGCCGCAAGCCCTGCTCCCCTGAACAGGCCGGTCCTCTGCAACAGCTGGGATGAGTTCGTTGAGAAGTTCGGATACAGCGACGACTGGGCGAGCTACAACCTTTGCGAGTTCGCCTACAGCCAGTTCAAGCTGTTCGGCGTAGGCCCCGTTATCTTCTGCAACGTGCTCGACCCGGCAACCCACAACACCTCGGTCGCAGCAGCGGACATCGATGTGGTCAACCACCAGGCCAAGCTGCCCATCGCCGCCATCGACGATTCCAACCTCGTCGTAAAGGTGGCCGGCGGCGCTGGTGCCGCCTACGTCAAGGACACCGATTACTCGGTCTTCTACGACGGCGAATACTGCATCGTCGAGCTGATCAGCACCAGCACGCACTATTCGGAGACTTCTCTGAACATTGCGTACAAGAAGGTCACTCCGACCAGCGTCAATGCTACTCTCGTAGCATCCAAGCTCGAAGCTGTTGAGCTCTGCATGAGCGAATGCAGCCTCATCCCCGACCTGCTCGTTTCTCCGGGCTACTCCAAGACTCCGACCCTGGCTCTGGCCATGGCGACCAAGGCAGCAGCCATCAACGGCAGCTTCGAGGCAAGAGCGATCGTCGATATCGACACAAGCTCTGTTACGGTCTACTCCGGAGCAGGCACCTACAAGTCGAGCAACAGCCTGACCGACGAGCATCTGATCGTCTGCTGGCCGCTCGTCAAGCTCGACAGCAAGACATTCTACATGTCTACGCAGATTGCCGGCCTGATCGGCTCTGTCGACACCGGCAACGAGGGCATCCCGTACGAGAGCCCGTCCAACAAGAATCTCAAGATCAACGGTCTTGTGCTTGATGGCGGCACCGAAGTAGTTATGAGCAAGGCTATGGCCGACACTCTTAACTCCAACGGTATCATGACCGCTCTCAACTTCCTGTCCTCCGGCTGGATTGCCTGGGGCAACTACACCGGAGCATATCCGGGCAGCACTGACCCCAAGGACAGCATCATCCCTGTAGCCAGAATGTTCAGCTGGGTAGGTAACAGCCTTATCCAGACCTTCTGGCAGAAGCTCGACAAGCCGATGAACAGGCGCCTGGTCGACTCCATCGTCGACTCTGCGCAGATCTGGCTCAACGGCCTCACCGGAGCCGGCTATCTGCTCGGCGCAAGAGTCGAGATGCTGGAAGCAGAGAATCCGACCACTGCTCTCATGCAGGGCATTCTCAAGCTCCACATCTACATGACTCCTGCATCCCCGGCCCAGGAGATCGACTTCGTGCTGGAGTATGATGTCAACTACATCACTCAGCAGTTCGCATAGAAGGAGGTAGAACATGGACCAGAGTGTTATCAACTTCGCAGTGTTCGAAGACGGTGTAGAGCATCTCGGCATGGCCAGCGTTGACCTGCCTGACCTGACTCATCTCACCCAGACCATCTCCGGCGCCGGCATTGCCGGTAACGTGGAGACGGTTATCAAGGGCCACGTCGACACAATGACGATGACCCTCCACTTCCGTACTACTACCAAGAACAGCATCAAGCTGTCCGCCCCGGGCCGTCACACCATCGAGCTGCGTGCGGCTCAGCAGGACGAGGATCCCGTCAGCGGAACTCTCAAGACTGTTGCTGTTAAGCACGTCTTCGTAGTCATCCCGAAGGTCGACAGAGGCGGCTCCGTTGCCCCTGCTGCTCCGACTGATGGCAGCGGCGACTACAGCGTCCGTTACTGGAAGACTTCCATCGACGGACAGGTGGTTCGTGAGATTGACCCGCTCAATTTCATCTGCACCATCAATGGCGTGGACTACCTCGAAGACGTCCGCAAGGCGCTCGGCAAGTAGACAGAGACCACAATATGACGGCCATGGCTTAGCAGCTGTGGCCGTCTTTTTTCAAAGTGAAAGGAGAAAAACATGGAACTCAAGAAGGAAAACAGCGCTGTGGACGAGGAAGAACTCAAGGCAGCGGAAGATCAGGCGGCCGAAGATCTGCTCAACTACGGCGACACATATACACATACCCTGGCGAAGCCCTTCGAATATGACGGGGCCACTTTCAACGAGCTGACCTTTGACTGGGGAAAGCTCACCGGAAGAGACAGTCTCGCCATCGAGCATGAGATTGAAGCTATGGGCAAGGCGCTCATTGCTCCGGAGTTCTCCGGAGACTACCTTATCCGCATGGCAGCGAGGGCTTGCACCGCAACCGTCGAGCTGCCCGGAGGCAAGAAGACTCCGCTCAGCAGCGACGCATTCCAGCACCTGCCGCTTCGTGATTGGAACAGGATCAGGAGAGCGGCGAGGTCTTTTTTACTGGGATAGGCATCACCTACGGAGACGGCGGTCTGTGGATCCGGCAGCAATGCCTGGTATTATCGCAGGTCAACCACACGCCCGTAGACTTCTGGCTTACCCAGCCGCTTGAAGAGCTGCGCCGCTGGATCACAGCTCACAATTCACTCATACCAAAAGAAAAAGGAAAGGAGGCATAGATGGCCAATCGCAAAGAGTATGAGATGCTATTCAAACTCAACGCCCAGCTCGGCGGGAGTTATAACAGCACCTTCAGTAAAGCTCAGCAGCAGATTTCTGCGACGCAAAAAGAGATATCGGCTCTGAATAAGATTCAGGGCGACATCGCCTCCTACAACAAACAGCAGCAGGCTATCAACTCCACGTCTCAGAAGCTCGACAGTCTCAAGAAGCAGTACGAGCTGATCGAGAAGGAGATCAAGGAGACGGAAGGCTCGACCTCAGGGCTTGAGCGTGAAAAGCTCAAACTGGGCGACCGCATCAAGGACCTTGAAACGAAGCTGGAGAACGAGAACGACAAGCTCGGCGCCACCAAGGCCAGGCTCGAAGAAGCCGGCGTAGACACCAACAACCTCGGAGCGGAAAGCGAGAAGGCTGCAGCCAAGATCGAGGAACTCCGCAAGGAGCAGGAGAACGCCGCTTCCGGAGCGCAGGACTTCGGCTCGAAGGGATCGTCTGCGATTCAGGCAGTAGGTGCTGCCATCGCTGCGGCGGGCATCGCCGTAGCGCTCAAGGAGATCTATGCACAGTTCAAAGCATGCTCCGAGATAGCTGCTGACTTTGAAGCGACCATGAGCACGGTCGAGGCTCTTTCCGGGGCCGGAGCCGAGGACATGGCCGCATTATCCGAAAAGGCAAAGGAGCTCGGGGCGACGACCAAGTTCACGGCGACCGAAGCCGCCCAGGCTATGACCTATATGGGCATGGCCGGATGGAGCGCCAGCGAGATGCTGGACGGCATGAACGGCGTCATGATGCTTGCGGCCGCATCCGGAGAAGATCTGGCTATGGTCTCCGACATCGTGACGGACAACCTCACGGCGTTCGGACTCACGGCCAAGGACACTGCACGCTTCGCTGATGTCCTCGCAGCTGCGGCGACCAACTCGAATACGAGCGTGGCCGTCATGGGCGAGACGTTCAAGAATGCCGCATCTGTCGCAGGCGCACTCGGCTATAGCGTCGAGGATGTGTCCGTAGCAGTAGGCCTCATGGCCAACAGCGGCGTCAAGGGAAGCCGAGCCGGCACAGCCTTAAGGAATACCTTCAACGGCCTGCTGGAAGGCGTAACACTGACCAGCAATGCCTTTGGCGAATACGAATACTCCGCCGTCCGGGCAGACGGTACGATGAAGAGCTTCAGCTCCACCATCGAAGAGCTGCGCACTTACTTCGATCAGATGACCGAAGCGGAGAAGGTCAACAACGCCATCACAATAGCCGGCCAGAGAGGTTATAACGGCCTTCTGGCCATCTTAAACTCGACGACCGAGGATTACAACGCCCTCACAGCTGCGATCAATGATAGCTCCGGAGCGGCCGAGAGAATGGCAAACATTCAGCTCGACAACTACCGTGGCCAGGTCACGCTGATGAACTCCGCAATGGACGGGCTCAAGGTCACGATCGGCGAGGAGCTCAACCCGGCGCTCCGTGACGGAGCGAGCGTAGCAACGACATTGCTCACCAAGGCCAACGACTTCCTGAAGAAACATCCGGGGATTATCAAGGCTGGAACGGCAATTGTCGGAGTGATCGGCGCAGCTGTTGTCGGCATCACAGGATATACAGCCGTAATGAAGCTCGCCACGGCCGCAACTGCCGCCTTTGCAACAGTAAGCTCAATCGGACTCGGGCCGATTCTGGCTGTTGTCGGAGGGGTAGCACTTCTTACAGGCGGCATCGTTGCGCTTATCTCAAAGTACAACGAAGGCGTCGACTCCGTGAAGTCTCTCACTGAGGCAACACGGGAGATGGACAGCGTCTTCAAGGAATCTGCCGAAGCTTACGGCAAGACCGAAAAGCAGACTATGGCCACGACCACCATGGCCTCACAGTACATCGACAAGCTCGAAGAGCTGGAGGCTCAGGGGCTCGACAGCGCTGAATCACAGAAGGAATACAACCTCACCGTTGACAAGCTTAATGCGATCCTTCCGGAGCTTAACGCTCACATCGACGAGGAGACTGGCCTTGTAGAAGGCGGCACCGAGGCTCTGCGTGAATACGTCGACGCCTGGAAAGACAAAGCCCTCATGGAGGCTATGCAGAAGCGTTACAATGACGAGCTCGCTGCATGGGCCGACGCACAGGTCGAGATCGTCTCCAACGAGCAGAAGCTCAAGAAGGTCGAGGCTGATCGAGCCGTCGCACAGGACAAGCTTGCTGCCGTGACCGAGAGATACAATGGTCTGGTGGAAGAGCAGAACGCTCTCTGGGGCGGAATCGAAGACCCGAAGTATTGGGAACTTGAGACTCAGATCAGCGCCTGTGCTGCCGAAATGGCTGGGTACAATACCGAGATCAGGAAGAGCGACAAGGAGATCAAGAACCTCAACAAGGCCATTGATCAGGGCAACGGCACGCTGGCCGAGTACGAAAGTCAGGTGCAGGAAGCCCGGGACCTCATCGACCAGTTCAACCAGTCCTCATCCGACACGGCGCAGGTCATCAGTCCTCTTCCGGACATGATCGACAATGTGGCCGCAGAGGTCGAGGCGCTCACCGAAGCCTACAAGCTTTCGTACGAAGAAGCTTATAAGAGCATCAGCGGACAGTATGAGCTCTGGGACACCGCCGACAAGGTGGTTGCGACCAGTGTGTCCTCCATGAACAAGAATCTGGAGAGCCAGGCGAAATACTGGACGGACTATCAGGGCAACATCGAGCTGCTGACCTCAAAGGTCGGCGAGATCGACGGGCTGCGTGAAGTCATAGCCAGCTTTGCCGACGGCAGCACCGATTCGGTCAACGCTATCGCAGGCATGGCAGACGCCCTCAGGAAGGGTGACGACGGTGCCCTGCAGAAGCTGGTATCGAATTATCAGGATGTGCAGAAGGCACAGGAAGATGCCGCAGCAAGCCTCTCCGAGCTTACCACCGGGTACAGCGAAGAGATGGACAAAATCGCAGCGGAGCTCGCAGAAGACGTAGCAGCGCTCAACCTTTCGGATGATGCGAAGGAAAGTGGCAAGAGTACGATCCAGGGATTCATCGACGGAGCCGAGAGCATGCTTCCGGCCGTGCAGAACGCCTACAACAACATCGCCAACCGTGCGAGGGCGGCGCTTTTGCTCGGTTACGTTCCGACTGTTGCTGCTGATAATGCCTATGCATCCGGAACAGAAAATGCCAGAGCCGGCGTAGCGCTCGTGGGCGAAGAAGGCCCGGAGCTCGTTCTGATGCGTGGTGGCGAAAAGGTGCTTTCAGCAAGAGACACCGCAAGCGCCGTACTTCCCTCAAGGGCCATCTCGAACACCGTGGCCGTAGCCTTCAACATCGAAGGCAATGCGACTGCTGATGTGGTAGAGGCTCTGCGAGACTTCGGAGAAGAGTTCGAGCGCAAAGTCCTTGATGTCATCGACAACGCCGGAATGAATGCAAGGAGGACAGCTTATGCCTAAAACTTACACAACCAAGCAGGGCGATATGTGGGACTCCATTGCTTTAAGCGAGCTGGGAAGCACATCCCTGACCGACGTCCTGATGACTATGAATCAGGACAAACTCAAATACTACACATTCCCTGCCGGGATCGTCCTCACGCTCCCGGAGATTGATACGGCCTCGGAGACCGAGACCGATTCTCTCCCGCCCTGGAAGAAGGTGAGCCTATGAGCGATGAAGCAAGGCGAGCCTATGCGCAGATCATCTTTCAGGGCGTGGATATCTCAGGGAGCATCCGCCCGTATCTTAAGTCGCTGACCTATACGGACAACGAAGAAGGCGAGACCGACGACCTGCAGATCGTTCTGCATGACCGTGAGGACGTGTGGCTTCAGAAGTGGCTCAGCGAGGCGATCGAAGCTTCGGCCAGCAACACCGAGGCGAAGGTTGTTTCCACGGAGATACCTGCGACCTGCCGTTACGGCTACAAGAACGACACGGTCAAATACATGCAGCAGTGTCTGCTCGACCTCGGGTATGATCTTCCGAAGTACGGCGCCGACGGTTCTTTCGGGACCGAAACGCTGGCGGCGGTCAAAGCCTTCCAGCGAGATCATCCGCCGCTTGAGGTGGACGGCAGTTGCGGCCCGAAAACATGGGCCGAGATCATCATGCTGCTCAATGCGCAGGCAAACAGCAGCGCATCCGGGCAGTCGTTCTCGATACAGGCGAGCATCGTTCGTCAGAATTGGAAGGGCGACGGCAAGGAAGACGTTCTCGGCTGCGGCAACTTCGAGCTTGACGACGTTCAGGCTTCAGGCCCGCCTTCGCAGATATCACTCAAGGCGACATCTCTGCCGTTCTCCGCATCGATTAGACAGACGAAGAAGAACAAGCCGTGGGAGGCGTACTACCTTTCCGGCATTCTTTCGGAGCTGGCGAAGGACAACGGCATGAGCGTGATGTATCTTCCGGACGGAGACCCGTACTACGAACGAGTGGAGCAGTTCGAGATGAGCGATATCGCTTTCCTCTCGAAGCTCTGCAAGGACGCAGGGTATTCCCTGAAATGCACAAACAACAGCCTCGTGGTCTTTGACCAGGTCGAATACGAAGCCAAGGATATCGTGCGAACGATAACCAAAGGCGACGGTTCCTACGAGCGGTACACGATGTCGAGCGGAACAGCCGGCACTCAGTACGCCTCGTGCAGAGTCAGCTATGTGGATCCTTCCACCGGGCAGACGAAAGCCGCCGTGGCTAAGGTCTCGGACTACAAGGAGAACAGCAAAACGAATCAGCAGCTGGAGATCACAGCCAAGGTATCGAGCATTGCAGAAGCGCTCGCCCTGGCCGAGAAGCAGCTGCGGCTTCACAACAAATATGAGAAGACCGCCAAGGTTACACTGCCGGGCGACCCGTACATGGTCGCAGGCGTGACGGTCGAGCTCAAGGGCTTTGGAGCATGGAACGGCAAATACATCATCCGTCAGTCCGTGCACAAGCTCAGCCAGTCAGGCTACACTACGGAGATAGCACTCAGGAAAGTGCTTGGAGGTTACTGATGGACGAAACCTTAGAACGCCTCGTCCAGATCGGCACCGTAGAGGCTCTGGACGAAACAAACAAAAAGGCACGAGTAAAGCATCAGAATACCGGGATCATCTCGGACTGGCTTTATGTAGTGCAGCATCCGGCAATGGGCGTAGCCGTAAAGGAAGATGGAAAGCATACGCACACCATCACAGACACCTATTCCGGCGGAGGCTCTGCTTCCGAAGTGCCGAATCATAAGCACACCGGAACGGTCACGACAAGCTGGATGCCGAAGATCAACGATACGGTGCTGGTGATCTACCTGCCCGTATTCAACAGCGATGGCTTTATCATCGGGAAAATCGGAGGTGGTTAAATGATTGTAGGATGCTTAGGCGACATTGTTTTCAAAGTCTCCGCCGACGTCGTTGAGACCATCAACAATTTCAAGTGGAGCGGCTCGGCGAAGTATGCCACGCACCAGCGGCAAGGCACGAACGCCCTTACGGAGTTCGTCGGTCTTGACCCGGACAAGATATCTTTCGACATCATGCTTTCAGCCTATCTCGGAGTAAACCCGATGAAGGAGCTGGAGAAGATCTGGAAGACAGAAAGGTCCGGCAAGGCTGTTCCCCTCGTCCTCGGGGAAAAAGGCTACGGCAAATACCGCTGGAACATCGTGAGCCATAACATCACCGGGAAGTATTATGACGGAGCCGGCAATCTGACGCAGGCGACGGTATCTATCACTTTGCAGGAATATTTGAGGGGGTAAGGCATGAAGTTCACAGTAACAGAAAACGACCTCTATCCGCTCAGCCTCAATGAGACGGATCCGGTCAAATCCGTGCGGCAGAACGTAGCTCTGACACTCTCCACCTTCCGGGGATCTGTGCCTTTGTACAGAGAGTTCGGGCTTTCTCCGGAAGCGCTTGATAAGCCGGTCAATGTTGCTCGCACCATGCTGGTGGCGGATATCCGGGAATGCGTCGAGGCGTATGAGCCTCGGGCGACAGTAACGGATGTTCGTTTCGAGGTCGACAAGGATCATCCCGAAAAGCTCATGCCTGTGGTGGAGGTGGAAATCAATGAGTAGAAGTTCCGAATACAAGTTTGTCGACACTGACACCGACGCTCTTGTGGAAAGCCTTGTGTCAGCCTATGAAGCGATGACAGGAAGATCGGCTGCCCCGGCCAGCCCGGAGCGGCTCTTTATATCCTGGATCGCTTCTATCATTGTTCAGGAACGAGTCCTGACCAATTACGCCGGGAATCAGAACATCCCAAGCCGTGCCGAAGGGCCAAACCTCGACGCTATTGCGGAGCTGTTCCTGGAGATGACGAGACCCGCCGCACAGCCGGCCGTCTCGACTGAAAGATTCCATATCAGCGCAGCGCAGAGCACAGCCATCCTCATTCCACAGGGAACGAGAGTCACGGACATCGGCAGCACGCTGATCTGGGAAACGACCGAAGATGCCTATGTGGCCATCGGGGACACATACGTCGATGTGCCCATCAAGTGCCAGACCGACGGCGAGATCGGCAACGGATATGCAATCGGCCAGATCAACGTCTTTGTTGACCCGTACGATTACTGCGACCATGTCGAGAACACCACAGAGTCGGCACTCGGTGCAGACGAGGCGACGGACGAAGAGTTCTACGACCTGATGGTCGCTTCGATGGATGGCTTCTCCTGCGCCGGAGCAAAGGGCGGCTACATCTACTTTGCGAAACAGGTCTCCACAGACATCAAAGATGTCGTGGCAAACTCTCCGGTCGACGGAGAAGTGAGGCTGTACGTTCTGATGAAAGACGGGACCATCGCAAACGCAACGACCAAAGCTGCGGTACTTGCCGCCTGCAATGCAGACGGCGTACGGCCCCTCACAGACCTTGTGAAGGTGGAAGACCCTTCCTACGAGGACTACTCGGTCAATATCACATACTACATCCCTTCGGACAGCACACAGAGCGCTGCGGAGATCCAGGCCTCAGTCGAGGCAGCTGTAGACGAGTACATCGAATGGCAGAGCGGAAAGCTCGGCAGGGACATCAACCCGTCCCGGCTCATTCAGATGGTCATCAGCGCCGGAGCAAAGCGTGTGACTGTCACGTCCCCGGCCTTCACCGTGCTGCGTGACGGCAGCAGCTTCAACACCGTTGCCGAAAGCGTCCCGCAGATCGCACGGAACACATCGAAGACCATAACCAACGGAGGCACAGAGGATGAGTAGCCACTACATCACAGCCGAAAGCCTGCTGGAGCAGTTCCCCGCAGCTCTTGCGAAGGACGATAATCTCTATGCTCTGGCTTCGGCCATCGCTGATGTACTCAATGCCCGCAAGGACGAGATAGACCGGATCCGGATCTATCCGAACATCGACAACATGCCGGAAGACCTTCTCGACATCCTCGCAAAGGACCTGAAGGTCGACTGGTACGATGAGCGATTCCCGCTGCAGGCAAAGAGAAACCTTATCAAGAGCAGCTTCATGGTGCACCGGACGCTTGGCACCAAGGGCGCTGTTGCAAAGGCCTTATCTGACCTCTACCCCGGATCGTCTGTTTATGAATGGTTCGAGTACGGCGGAAACTTCCCGTACTTCAAGGTCATTCTGGACATCACGAATCAGTTTTTCGAGGTCAGCCATGACGAGGTCATCAAGACCATCGACATCTATAAGTCGCTCAGGTCCAAGATCGAGGACAATGAGATCATCTACCGTTCCCGAGAAGGCTTCGTTCTCAAAACGTCAACGGATTGCGTGATCTACACGAATCCGCTGTGCGGCACGGAACCGCAGACGGCCATGCAGGGCAGCATCAACACTCCGGGCTTAAAGCTTGGAACGCTTGCTGCGAATGCGGTCATCGACGCCGGCTTCTGCGGAACATCTTTAGACAGCTTAATGTAAGGAGGATAACGATATGCTTGACACAGCAGCATTTTCCGATCTGCGGAGCTATATCAAAAGGCGTGTGACGAAGGCGAAGTATTACATCGGCGGCACCGGCTACAACACGACACTCAACGATGTGGCCATCCGGGCGGACGGCACTGTCAGGGTGCAGCTGCCTATTGAGCCGGGCGCCTTGTCCACCGTCACAGTCACGAGGGTCGAGCTTTATAACTCGGCCAACGAGCTGTGGGCTCACAGGAACTGCAGCATTTCAATTTCGACAAGCCAGGTAGGCGTGCTCTTCTGGTTTGACATCACGATCGAGGAAGAGGAGGAATAACGCATGTACTCAAGAACATACTGGCTTGACCATGTGGTAAGCCCTTCGGACACCTACGCTGTAGTCATTAACGGCGACGGCACCGAGAAGATCACCCGGACCGGCACCGTCATGCAGCAGGGAACTCCGAAAGATCAGGCCCACTTCAACAACATGGAGGAAGGCATTTTCGACGGGCAGCTCATGGCCAACCTTCTGCTCAACTACGCAAGGCAGATGGGCTGGGATATCGAGACCGGAACAAAGACGCTGACCAATACGGCGACCTACCCGTTCAACAATTCTCAGTCGACCGTAGCCCTGGCGAAGGCGAAAGAGAGCACGAACTACATCGTGCTGATCCAGAGCGTAACTCCGGACTTTGCTGTCGGCGACATCAAGATCACGGACAAGCTCATCAACGGCTTCAAGATGGCCTACGACGGGAGCGCATCGACTGCGACGATCGTCTACACGGTCATCAGCGGTTATATGAAATAGGAGGAGACCATGATTATCGTTGAGAAAAACATCGGCCCGAAGATCGATTACGAGATTCAGAATACGGCCACAAAGAAGAAGATCACCTTCGATGATGATCTGACCATCAACCTTGCCAAGAGGCAGGAAGACTACGCCGTACACATCGACGTCTGCTATGACGAAGACGATGCACTCGTCCTCGGAGCAGCTGCCGGAAGGCGCTATGTGGCAGAGCTGGACATTCCGGCCCGTCAGTACGATGTGGACGATAGCGGCGAAGAGCCCGTCGTAACTCCTGTTCCTCTTGACCTGGACACCGTCACGCTCACGCTGTGGAGCATCGCATAAGGAGGGAATACAATGGCAAACTTTGATTTATCCGCTCTTGCCCTTGAGGCTGTGTGCCCGGGCAACGAGATTCTCCTTGATGATAAGGGCATGCCCTCCATCATGGTCAAGATCCCCAAGATGTCCTATGCCGACCTCGGCATCGGGGCATCGACAAATACCTTCCCTGCGTTCATTGTAAATGGCGTCGAGAAGGACTACATCTGGATCAGCAAGTATCAGAACATCGTCGAGAACGGCAGAGCCTATTCTCTGCCCTGCAGAGACCCGAAGGCAAACATCACGTTCGACCAGGCGCTTGCAGCTTGCACAGCCAAGGGCGAAGGCTGGCACCTCATGACAAGGATGGAGTGGTCGCTGATCATGCATTGGTGCCAGCAGAACGGCGTCATGCCGAAGGGCAACAATGACTACGGCAAGCACTCCAGCGAATCGCTGTACAAAGCGATTCCATCCATGGCTCGTGACAGCTCCAACAGACGTCAGAGAGTGGCCACTGGCACAGGCCCGCTCACCTGGAGCCACGACCAGGGGCCGTCCGGCATCTTCGACATGTGCGGAAACGTATGGGAATGGATTGGCGGCGTGCGCACCGTAAAGGGCGAGCTGCAGGTCCTCGTGAACAACAATGCGGCAGACGCAGCTCACAGCCAGGCTGCGGCTGGGACCGAGTGGATGGCAATCGACGGCACCGACGGAAGCCTCATCACTCCGAATGGTAGCGGCACGACCGCAAACTCAATCAAGATGGACTGGGTAAGCAGCCATTTGAAGTACATTACAGGAACGCTTGCGGGACAGTCTACGACCGGAAGATCGGACACCTTTGCAGGAATCTCCGCCGATGCGTCCGTAGACGCAAGCGCAATTCTGGTGCTGCAGGCGCTCGGTATGTACCCGGTAACATCTGCGCTCTACGGTTCTCAGGCGGTATACTTCAATAACGGCGAGAACGAGCGCGTGTTCTTCTGCGGGGGCGATTGGGACGATTCTGCCGGCGGGCTTGCTTCGTTCGACGGCGCCAATCCTCGTTCCCTCTCCAACGGCTACATCGGTTTCCGCTCCGCTTACATTTCTTTGTAAGCTGTGTACTGACTAACTGCAAACTGTGGGCTCCGTGGGAACGGAGCCCTCTACCGCCCGTAGGGCGGTCAAAAAAATTTTGAAATAACGGTATACGTTATTTCCGAACAATTCGCAGAATTGATACCCTGCAAAGTGTAGAATGGTGATTGTTTTGTGAGGTTTGATAGATGGCGGATGAGTTGAAACTTTTACAGAAGATCTTCGACATGATGGAGTATGCATATCCTGCGCTCCAGCAGTTCCCGAAGTCCGAAAAGTTCGCTCTCGTTACAGATATCAAGCACAGCATGGATGTGCTTCTTGAGCGCTGCATCGAGGCGCAGAAGAAGTATTACAAGAAGACCACGCTCCAGGACATGGATGTGGAGATCCTTAAGCTCCGGACGTATGTCAGGCTATCTCACAAGCTCGGCTTTCTTCCGATGAAGAAGTACGAGGTATGGTCCGGCATGCTGGTGGAGATGGGGAAGATGTTAGGCGGCTGGCTGAAGACCGTCAACGGCCAGCCCGCTTCACATAGGGATTAGACCGATAGTAGCAGCGCATGTTCTACTGCGGGGGCAATTGGAACAATTCTGCCAACGGGCTTGCTTCGTTCAACGGCAACAATCCTCGTTCCAACTCCAACGACAACATCGGTTTCCGCTCCGCTTTACCTGAACGCCAGATATCGCAGACTCAAGGGTCTGCCTTCAGTGCACGGGAAGTATAAAGGGGTCTAAGTCCTTGGTCTAACAAGCCAGAAAATGTACAGCCGGGTATGCCGGTGTTCCGGGCGATCAGCTACGGCACTCGTAAAGCCCGGCCTTTGAGGGTAATCTGCGGTATGGAAAAGTTCTCGCATGTATTCGAGCGCTTCGCAACGTTCGACAATATGTATGACGGCTATCGTCTGGCAAGGCGCAACAAGACCTACCAGGACAAGGTACTTAGCTATACCGCAAATCTCGAAGAGAATATCATCAACGACATGAACCGGCTCCAATGGATGACCTACGAACCCGGCCCTCTTCATCAATTCTACGAGTATTTTCCAAAGCTCCGAATCATTCACTCCCAGCCTTTCAATGACCGAGTAGTCAACTGTGCTGCGTACAACGTCCTCTGGCCGATCTATTCCCGGTCTATGTACGAGCACAGCTACGGCAGCATCCCGAATCGAGGCACCATCAAAGCGGTGTTCAAGCTTCAGGAGTGGCAGCGCATGCTTTGTTCCGATGGCTGGTTTATGGGCAAGCTCGACGTGGCGAAGTTCTTCTTTCGGATCCCGATTGATGTGCAGCTGCGTGAGCTTGGCAGACCGCTCGACGATCCGAAGATGATGTGGTTTTTAGAGACGGCGATCAGATGTGATGGCAGGCCGTTCGGCCTTCCGCTTCATTGCACCGACGTTTCGACAGCCGAACGTGTCTCCGGAATCGGGATGCAGGTCGGCTCGCTCATATCCCAGATGACGGCCAATGTGGTACTTACACCGCTTGATCATTACATCAAGAGGTTTCTGCAGGTGCCGTATTACATCCGCTACATGGACGACATGGTCATCCTTGCTCCGTCCAAGGCAGAAGCATGGGACTACATCGGAGCCATTGACGATTACCTGATGGGTAATCTCGGCTTACAGCTGAACGACAAGACAGCCGTCATGCCGATAGAGCACGGAGTGGAGTTCGTAGGTAGAAAAGTCTATCCAGACAAGATAGAGCTCCGCAAGGCAACGACCTTGCAGATGAAAAAACATCTGCGGTACATCATGGATCATTACGCCACGGGAGAGCTCCCGTACGACTACTGCAAAGCAGCGTTCATGAGCTACCTGGGCTTGATGAAGTGGTGCGACTGCGATGCCTTGCGAGAGAAAACAATTAAAGATTTTGTGCTGATGAGGCACAGTCAGTAAGCGGCCAGACGGCCGCTGTTTTTTTATGGAGGCGATGCACATGAGCACAATACAGATCTTGCTCACCATCTTTGCCGGTATCATCGGCAGCAATGTCATAGCCGAGCTGATCAGGCAGAAGGGTGAGACAAAGAGACAGAAGGATAAGCAGAAACACGACGACACCAAGGTCGAAAGCGAGGATATGCAGGCCGTCAAGACGGCTCTCAAATGGGTCATGTACGACCGCATCCGCTATCTCGGCCTTGCGTACGTCAAGGACGGAGAAATCGACCTTGACGATCGACGCATTCTGCGAGAGATGCACAAATCATATCATGAAGGCTTGGGCGGCAACGGAGACCTGGATGACTTAATGGCGCAGGTCGGACGTCTGCCACTCAAGCAATAGGAGGCAGACATGAAAGATGTTATAGAAACGATTACGAATCTGTTCAAGATCAAGAGCATCATTACGCTCACGGTCCTCGGTCTGCTGGTCTATGCCGTGATCCACGGCATCATCGAAGGCAAGTTCCTTGAGACCATCATCACGATGGTGTTCAGCTTCTACTTCGGCACACAGTACCAGAAGGCAGCAGCGGCCAAAGATCAGGTTGAGATACCTGAGGAGGAAAAGAAAGATGCCTGAAGAATACGATAAGTTCGACGTGCAGAACATCATCGTGGACGATGAGTTCTACCAGTCTGAGTATGAAGCCGGGCTGGAAATCGAGGTGCCTGAGGTCGAAAGCATGCATGAAGGCGGAATCGGCGGCGGCGAGTATGTGCCGAGGCTGACCGCTCCGGCAAAGGATAACCCATACTACATTACGACCGCTTACGGCGGCGTGAACGAGTGCATCCTCGGAAAGCCGCAGTACAGCCCGGGCAGCGCTCTGGCCAACTGCGTCGGCTATGCCTGGGGCAGAGCGTATGAACTGCTGCAGAGCAGGCCGAAGCTCTCCAGAGGCAATGCCGAGAACTGGTGGGGCTACGGTGACGGCTACAAGCGTGGCCAGGAGCCGAAGCTCGACGCCATCGCATGCTGGAGAAAAGGCAAGGCCGGAGATCCTTCCGACGGCGCAGGCCATGTGGCCGTGGTCGAAGAGATCGAGGGCAACACCTTCCGCATTTCGCAGTCCGGCTACAACAGCGCAACGCCGTTCTGGCTGACGACCTACACCGTGGGCAAGTGCGACCATGGCAGCTATTACTTCCAGGGCTTCATCTATATCGACGACTGGATCGACCCGAAGAAGGACGTCTTAGTCGTTGACGGATTCTGGGGCCCGACTACCACACGCTACACGCAGCGTATGCTCGGCACCACCGTTGACGGGATCGTCTCCGGACAGCCAAAGAGCAACAAGCAGTATCTGCCCTGTTGCGAAGAGAGCTCGTGGAAGTTCGTGCTGATCGCTACCGGCTCGCAGATGGTCAAGGCCCTGCAGAAGCTCGTAGGAGCCACTCCAGATGGCAAGTGCGGCCCGAAGACCGTCATGGCTATTCAGAAGTTCCTCAACGACAGAGGCTTCGGATGCGGCACGCCTGACGGCAGCATGGGTCCGAAGACCGTCAAAGCATGGCAGCGTTTTATCAACGCATACTTCAAGGCCCTTTAGGGCATAAAGCAACCCCCTGCAACTATTCCTTTCTTTGCAGGGGGTCTTTTTTCATTTTTTGGTGTGAGCCCCTTAGAGCCGTTTTGCGGCGTTCCGCTCACGCTTTCGAGTATTCTATTGTCTTTGTACTTTTCGTGCGACAGCGGCCGTTATAACGGCGTTTCCGGCGACGTAAAACATGCGAGAGACAAACGCCTTTTCAGTACCGTCCCCTGATGTCGACCAGGTCGACGTATTCCCTCATGATAGCCAGGGCTTCGGTGTAGCTGCCGGAGTTCTGCACTCGCTCCCACATCGTGTTGTAATCCGTGATACGGCGCTGTTTGCGGAGCGCATCCTTCACGGCGCCGAGGATCCAGAAGACGTTTCCGCTCTGGCCCATGCTGTCGAACTCGATCCTTGCCTTTTCCATCGTTCCCTCCTATAGCACCTGCTTAATGGATGATCCGACGACCGCATCGAGCAACGGTGCGGTATCGAAGCCGAAATCTGCGTAGCCGTCCTCGATTGTCTTGAGGTAGCCTTCCGACGGCTTGCTGAAGCGCAGGTTACGCTTCATGACGTAGACCATCGCCCGGACGACCTGCCCGTCGCAGATGACGTCGAGCTCCTTCTTCGTGTACAGGTGCGGATAGCCCTCGTACATATCGAGCGAAGCTTCGTCCTTCTGGCTGATGTACCACAGCCCTGCCTGCACCGTGCATCCGGCCTTCGGCTCGATGTTGGCCACGCCCCATCCAGATGAGTTGCCCCGGAACGTGAGCTCGTGGTCTTCTATCAGGACCCGCCCGAACGGCTTTGCGTCCGGGCACCTGAGGCTCATCTGGGTCTTATTGAGATTGCTTCCGTATGCGAGATAGTATTTCATGTGCGCCTCCTATTCGATTGCCGACGTGATGTTGTCGATTGCCTCTTCGATGCTAAAGACTGCATCGTCCAGACTGGAGCAAGCTTCATCGGCTCGCTCATACTTTTCGGAACCCTGCAGGTTCTCCGGCATGTTGTCCCTGTACTCTTCCTCTTCTTCCTTCAGCTCTTCAAGGCTGGTCTTGAGTTCTTCAAGCTGATCAGCGATAGCCTGAAGGCCTTTTCTACGGACATTATTCATGATCATTCCTTTCTGCCTTCGTGTCCTCCGGGGCGGGTCTGCTGTTTCCTATGCGTTGAAAGCCTTTGTGAGATGCAGCCTTGCGGTCTTGAACTCGGGTCCGCTCATTCCGAGCCTCTTCACGAGCACCCGGGTCATGAGCTTTGCTTTCTGCTCCTTGGTGTAGCCGGCGCAGCTCTTGAAGTAGAGGTTATCGTTTTCGCAGTTGATCGCCCATGCGCTCATGGCCAGACAGAACTGAACGTATGCCTTGATCTTTCCGGCGTGGGTCGTGCCGTTGAAGAGCCTGAACTCAACCGTGCCCTTGGTGAAGAAGGCGTGCAGGTTGATACCGTGATAGCGGGTCTCGTTGTAGTGCTGATGATCGATGCCGCCTCTGTAGCCGCCGTTCGCCCTGGAGTACCAGATGCGCTCCATCGAGGCCTTGTCCTTGTTGCTGTTCTTCATGGCCTTGAAGAGGCTGCGGTCGGTCTTCTTGCACCACCTGTTCGCTCTGTCGCCGATCTCAAGGGCTTCGTAGAAGAGGTCCTGTCTGCCGATGGCGAAGTTTTCGAGGCGGGTCAGGCTCTCCGGAGTGTGGTTGGCGCCGTCCACATGGACGTGGATCCCGCAGCTGCTGTTCGCTACGGCTCCGGCCTCGACGAGGAGGCGGACGATGTTCTGCAGGTCCTCGATGTCATCGTACTGAAGAATCGGAGTGACGATCTCGCAGCTGTAGTCGTTATTGGCGGAAGCCCTCTGTCCGTTGACCCTGCGGGAGACCTGGATGCTGGCGTCGCTCATAGCTTTCCATGTTCTGCCCTTGCGGTCCGTTGCGCCCCATGTCTGGTAGTAGGTGCCGAGGTAGCGGCTGCTTCCGTTGAAGTAGTTTGCGATGATGTTCGCTGCGTTCTGTCTGGTGATTCCGGTGAGCTCGATCTCAACTCCGAAGTTCTGTGTCTGGATGGTTGTCATTTGTGTTTCTCCTTGTATTTATTCATTCTCCGTGATATCCTACAAGGGAGGGGAGGTTCCCCTCCCGTAGGACTTGAGGTTTATTCCTCAGGTTTCTCGCTCTGTTTGAGTTTTGCGGGCTTTATCGTGATTGTTATCCGGTCGGCTAAATCGGGATTATCTGCGAGGAGCCTTAGCAACTCTTTCAGAGCTTTTTCTTTGTCTTCCATCTATTCACCTCCTTCTTATGGGCTGTGCCCTGTTCCTTTTGACATCTTAATAGTACACTATTTTGATGTACTTGTCAATAGCTTTAGTAAACTTTTTTCGTGAAATTGAAAATTATTTTTATTGACAGGTAAACTCTTTTCGTGTATTCTTTAGACGAGGAGGACAAAGATATGGACATCACAAAGAAGATCAAGATGCTGCTCCTGGAGACGGGGCATCGGCACAGCGAGCTAATGGAGCCGCTTCAGATGAAGACCAAGCAAAGCCTGAGCAATAAGTTCACGAATGGCCGCTGGTCTGCGGAAGATCTGGCCATCATCGCCGACTTTGTCGGTGCGGAGCTGGCCTTCGTTCTTCCAGACGGGAGCAAGGTCGTCCTGAACGGAAAAGGCATAGAATAAAACGAAGGGCAGAACAAAAACGTTCTGCCCTCGTTATTTGGAGTCGTCATCTCTTGGTATTTCATGGCCAGTACGGTTCCGCTCGATGATCGGAATCGTGTTCGGGACTCGAATTATTATTTCGCTCAATTCGCAGTCCAGCGCCTCGCAGATCTTGTCGAAGTGGTCGAGGTTGATGCGTTCGGCCAGGTCATGATAATACTCATTGATGGTCGAAGGCCTGATACCCGTCTTTCGGGACAGGTCCGCTTGTGTCCACCGCAGCTCTCCCAGCTTAGTGGACAGTGTAATCTTAATCATGTGCGTCGCTCCTGTGTTACAATCTAACGGATTACCGATTATTTATCAGCGAATTGTTAGAAAATAACGATATGCGTTATTCTTTTCAGGAGAAACAGACGAGAAGGCAAGAAAAAGCCGGCGTGGTTTATAAGCCACTCCGGCTATTTTCTTAAATTGGTACTTCCAACACGAATATGCCGCCGACCCTGTAGAGGGTAACACGGTGTTCGTATCGTGACATTTGGTGGAGCTTTGGTGCGTCTATACGAACACAGGCGTCCGCCGTAACCTCGATCTCGTCTATCTCTTCCAGGCTCATTGCGACCTCGCTGTTTCGGTCGCTGTAGTTGAAGAGGATCCGCAGCTTGTCATCATACAGGTAAACTGCATTGAGGAAGATGTCTATCAGTTGCTTTCGGAACTCCAGATCGTCGTAGTCTCCCTTCCGCCATTCCTCCAGCCAGAAACGGATCATGTCCTCGTCGACATCCATCAGAGCCTGCTTGCTTAAGGTGATCTCCATTTCGAGAGACTGTTTTCGTCGCTCCAGCTCCAGCAGCCGCTCTTTCGTGGTGTCTGTGATGATACCCTGCTCGATGGCTGCGAGCAGATTCTTCACGCTCCGGCTGACCTCTTCGAGCTCCTTCTCGGCGATCGTCACGGATGACTCTGCCTCAAGCTGCTTCTTGAAATCTCCGAAGCCATCGATCAGCCAGTCGAGCACCTCGTCCTTCATGATGTATTGCCGGATGGAGTCGATGACCCTGTCCTCGATCCATTCTTTCGGCACGTTCTTTTTCTTGCAGGTCTTCTCTTTTAGCCGGGCCTGACAGACATAGTAGCAATGCAGCGCACCGCTTTTGCTGGTGCCGGACACGCCGACCATCGGAGATCCGCAGTGTCCGCAGAACAGCTTGCCGGTCAGTATGTAGCTTGCCGGAGACCGCCTTCTTGAGTTCGTCTGTTTCATTTTGAGTTTCTGTTGCACCTTGTAGAATATCTCTTTTGAGATGATCGGCGGAATACCGTTCTCAATCACTGTTTCCCCGAAGATGTATGTGCCGATGTATCGCTCGTTTCGAAGCATCCTGTGGAAGCTTCCCTTGTTCCACTCCCCGCCGGACTTCGTTTTCACACCACGGGCGTTCAGCTCGTAGGCGATGTCTGCAAACGGTGCCCCGGCCAGGAACTTGTCGAAGATCGAGCGGACGACCTCTGCTTCTTCGGTATTGATCTCATACTTGCCGTCGCTGCCTCGTTGGTACCCGAGCGGCACCGGGCCGTTGACGATGCACTTCTGCGCATTGTCATTCATTCCCCGGATGATATCCTCAGCCATGTTCTCGATGTAGAACTGGTTGACGTTCATCATGTTCCGCAGGGCGAAACGGCCGGCGGCGGTGTTGTCGAAGTCCTCCTCGACGTACAGACAGTCTATGCCGAGCACACGCAGCATGGCTTCGGTCTCCATGGCCTTGACCATGTTCCTTGCGATGCGGTTCGACTTCCAGGCTATGACGTAGCCGAACTTGTGGTCCTGTGCGTCTGCGAGCATCCGCTGGAACTGCGGCCGGTTGTCCGTCTCCTTCCCGGAGATGGCTGCATCAGAGTACACCCCGACGATCTCCAGCTCCTTGCGCTTGGCAAAGTCTGTGCAGGCCTTGACCTGCTGATCTATCGACACCTCACGCTGGTTGTGGGATGAAAACCGGGCATAGATGACGGCAGTATTCGGTTTTTCGTGTTTTGCCTTCCTTGCCATCTCTATTTGCGGTTGTCAAAGCCTTCCCAGGAGCGCTTTTCATCTTGCAGCTTTTTCCCGATAAACTGATAATCTTCATCACTCTCTGGCGGGAGCCCCGGAATTGTGTCTGTGTTCGGCCTAAAGCTGATATGATAAGGGACTCCCTCTTCCTGTTCTGCGAATACCGACAACACAACTTCTGTTCCGTCGAAGTCTTCCTTGTACTTGTCGAAGAAGCTTGTGGCCCAACAGATTTTGAGGCACTTCGTGTCTGTGTAGGATGTAGGAGCTCCGAGCTGCCCCATTGTGGCAAAATCAAACTTGTTTTTCCCCCCGTCCAGATAAACGTTATAGGAAAGGTCCTTGTCTTCGAAGATCCAATGGTAGCTTTTATCGGAGAGCTCAGACAGATCTATTTCGACGATGGCAAACAATGTGTGTTCATAGTTTGCCTCCATCTGATACAGCCGGATGTCCTTAACGATGACAGCCTCGTCATTGTAGGTTAAATAGCATGGAAGCTCCTTCGGATATACAGCGATATCATGCTGGCTTTTGATTATTCTGTTTCCGTAAGCATCGGTGGACGTCGCCGAGGCAGATGAGGCCGGGGAGCTGCTGCCGCATGCGGTAAGCAGTAGCGATAAAACGACCAAAACAATCAGCAGGAATCTTTTCACTTTTCAATCCTTTCTACTTCACGGCTTTATTATATCAGCCGCTACTGTGCTTGTCGTGTTCGTTTAAGGAAAACATTGGTCTGTACCCTAAAACGAGAAAATATAACTATTCCGTGCAATGCCTCTTCAAATGGGTTATACTGTTCTTTACCCTGTCGACAGGCAACTTTTGAAAGAAAGGAGCCGTCATACAATGAATACTTTATCTCAAGATACGCTCAGCGCCCTCTATCTGTTCGTACAACTCCCTATTGAGGATCAGAAGCGGATTGTTGCCTTGCTGAAAGAACACGTAGCTCTCCAAGAACAATGCGACGATCCTCCGGAGGAAGGCTGCTGAATAACGTAATAAACTCTTTGGCCAGCCCAATTTCGGGCTGGTCTTCTTCGTATTCCTTGTCGAGGACTGTCAGCTCATCAATAGACACGCCGAGGATCTCTGCGACCTCCTTTGCCCTGTCAAGCGTAATAGGGCCGTTCGATTCAATTGTCCTCTCTACGAGGCTGATCTCCACGCCGTTATAACGAGCTGCGTCAATGTCGGCCCGGTCGAATCCGCCGAGGATGATGGAGGCGTTCCTGCGCAACGCATCAGAGCGCTCGTAGTTCGACTCGTAGCCCATGAGCCAGGCGATATCTACGCCGAAATAATTTGCAATCTTTTCTATGGTCGGCTTCTTCGGGGAGCGCTCGCCGCTTCTCCACATCGAAATAGCCTGTCTTGAAACGTCCAGATCGTCAGCTATCGAGGAATCGCTCTTGCTGGATCTGTCGAGCAGCATATTCAATCGTTCTGTAAATGTTGAATTTCGAGCCATAAGTCAAACCTCCGTGCAGTGTTGATTATATCTTAATTGTGGACACTTTACAAGAACAAATGGAAAAAATGTTCACAAAATGTGTTGACAATCAAAATGTTGTGCTGTATATTTGAATTGTTCACAAACTGTTGACAAGAGAAGGAGGCGATACGCTTGGCGAACATGACACTACGAGGTGTAATCATCAGTAAGTATGGGAGCCTGGATTCCTTTGCAAAAGACGTAGGATGGAGTCACCGCAAGGTTTCTTACATCGTCAACGGCAAACAGGACCCCACGGCTTCCGAGATCGAGCTTATGGCAGACAAGCTCGAAGTTGAGGTGCCTGATTTATTCAGGCAAATTTTTTTCGGCATCTGTTCACAAACTGTGAACAAGGAGGCATAAATGGGCACCATCAACATCAACACATCAGAGGTCCCTGACTGGGCGAGATACTCCCTGCTCCATGCTGTGCATAACAACATGCAGAAGTTCTTCGAACAGCCCGGGATGAAAGAAAAGTTCCAGCAATGGAAAGCTCAAAGAGATCAGCAGAAAGGAGTGAAGGAATGAGCGAAAAAGAAAAAGCCTCTGTGGCGACAGAGGCAGGTGCGAGTTCAGTTGGCGCTGATGCTTGCAGCCCTATTGTAGCCGAGCGCAGCGGCGTTGTCAATGACTGCCTGCATCTGAGAGACGTTGTCTCACAGATCGAGGACAAGGACAAGAACATCGCCCTGGTCGTCAAGGCTGCATATCCCGGTTTCAACCGTCAGCTTCTCAGTCAGTGCCAGAGTCCGGAAAAGTACGGCGTGATGATCAGGCCCGAAGGCTTGGAGATTATCAAGGCAGCTTATAAGGTCGACGTCACGCCTGCCGCTCCGGATCCGGCCGAGACGACCGAGCCGAAGACGGAGAAGCCGAAGCGCAAAAAGGAAAAGCGCAAACTCAGCCGGCAGGTAACGCTGCGCATGACACCGAAGGACTACCAGCGCATGGAGAAGAAAGTCAAGGCCGATGGCTTCACATCGGTGCAAGGCTGGCTCTACGTCAAGGTGGCCGAATTGTTAAAGGAGGAAAGCCATGCAGCAGATTCCTGATCATCCGGTCATCCGAAAGATGGAGACCGTAGGCTACGACGAAAGCCCGGCGCCTGTGTGTCCCTGCTGCGGAGCTGAGTGCGAGACGGTCTACAGAAACAAGTACACGGTGGAGATCCTCGGCTGTAATGAGTGCCTGGACGCACTCGATGCCGACAGCGTCTCCGCATGTTTCCCGGAGGATGAGCCCAATGACTGAAAAAGTAATCGTCATCACGACTGACAATGAAATCTCCATCCAAGAGCTGGAGGTCGTCAACGGCCTGATCCTGGACGGGCTTCAGAAGATCGTCGGCGGCTACATCGAAACCGTCAGGCCCATGAATCTTGAGCATCCGCTCATGTTCGTCTGCAACGAGGACGGCATTGCGAAAGAGCTTCCGCTCAACCTCGTCGGCAGCATCCTGTACGGGGCACATCAACACGGTTGCCCCATCCTCGGCAATATCGCCATCGTCCAGCAGGGCTGGCGAGACGGAGAGCCTGACATCGTGGGCCTCCCCAACAACATCATCCAACATGTCTATGACCAATTCATCGAGAAGTACCCGGTATTGGTATCAAATCAGCCTGAAAAAGGCGCATCCAAAGAAGTGCATTAAGCGAAAGGAGCACATCAATGATTAAGAAACCCGAAGATCTCAATTTCAGCGACCAGAAGTTCAGCATGATCATCTATGGAAGCCCCGGCGTCGGCAAGACCACTTTGGCCCTGTCCGCACCGAACCCTGTCCTCATCGACTTCGACAGAGGCATTTCCCGTGTCCGTGCGCAGCACCGCAAGGCGACGATCGTCTGCGACACCTACGAGGAAGTTCTCAAGGATCTTGAGAGCGACGACATCAAGGCGTTCGACACCATCATCGTTGATACTGGCGGCAGTTTCGTCACATTCCTTCAGGACTGGGCGATGCGCATCAACCCGGCCATCAACAAGCAGAAGAACGGCGCCATCTCCCTCAAGGGCTTCGGTGCTGTCAAGTCCGAGTTCACACGCTTCACTGGCTATGTGAAGGACGTGCTGCACAAGAACATCATCTACGTTTTCCACTCCCAGGAGCAGACCGACAAGGACGGCAACGCCCAGCAGAGACTTCTCTGTGAAGGTGCTGCAAAGAACATCGTCTGGACTCCCTGCGATTTCGGCGGATATGTGCAGATGATCGGCAACCGCAGAGTTATCTGCTTCACTCCGGAGCAGGAGTTCTTCGCAAAGGGCTGCCACGGCATCTCCGGACAGATCGCCATCCCGCAGCTCGGCGAGACCGAACAGAACGACTTCCTGACCCAGCTCTTCGAAAGAGCCAAGGCCAATATCCAGGCAGAGAGCGAAGCGCTCGCACCGAAGAAGGCCGGCTATGAAGAAGTGATGGCCAAGGTCAAGGAGATCATCGACGGCGTGGTCGATGCGGAAACAGCCACCGCAGCTGCAAACAGCATCCCGAGCCTGGGGCACGTTCTGACCTCGAAGAAGGAAGCGAGCTCCATGCTCCAGAAGAAGACCAAGCAGCTCGGCCTTAAGTGGGATAAAGTTCTCAAGGCTTACTACGCCGAACCGGCGAAGGAGGAGAAATAGAATGCCGAGATACCTCATCACTCAATCGCTCCTGTCAGCATGGCTGTATGTGTTCAGCTGCTGGGAGGACGGGAAGGACGAGGCGATGCAGAGCTTCATGGACACGCTCAATCGGATCCCGTCCGAGCAAAACGAGGCCATGAAAGCCGGAAGCGATTTCGAGGCGCTCGTCTACCGCATTGCGGACGGCGAGTTCAAACCGAAGGAAGTACAGCTCGATATGGTCAACCCCGTATCGGGCGAATCCTTCGAGTCAAAGGAATACCCGAAGGGCTTCGATGGCGCCGCAAAGGTCGCAGAGTATGTCCGGGGCGGTCAGTATCAGGTCCGCCTCCAGAGAGAGCTCGAAGCCTGCGGCATGAGCTTCCTCGTGTACGGCGTGCTGGATGCCCTCAAGAGCGGAGAGATCTTCGACATCAAGTACAAGACAAAGAGTTTCGGCTCTCTTGATCTCGTAGGCAGTTATCTCGACAGCCCTCAGCATTCGGCATACTTCTACCTCGTTCCTGAAGCTTACCGCTTCACCTACCTCGTCTCTGACGGCAACGACCTCTACACGGAGATCTACACGCCGGAAATGACAAGGCCGATCGCAGATATCATCACGGAGTTTATAAGCTTCCTGCGGGACATGAACCTGCTCGAAGTCTATAAGGCCAAGTGGGAGAGTAAATGAAAGCCAAGATTCTCGATTTCTCAATGGGATATATGAACGGCGGAAAGCAGCGCCTGCTTCTTGAGTTCGACGGAGACATCACAGAGCTCTACGAAGATCTGAAAGACAAGGACGTCAATGTCGAGCTCAAGCAGTACCGCAAGAAGCGCAGCGCCAATGCGAACGCCTATGCCTGGGTGCTGATCGGCAAGATAGCCGAGAACCAGCAGCTCAGTCCGGAGGAGGTCTACAAAGAGACGATCCAGAACATCCCCGGAGTCTACAGTGTCGTCTGCTGCAAAGAGGAGGCGGCGGAGAAGTTCCGGCAGGGATGGTCCGCAAAGGGCATCGGATGGCAGACAGAAGAGCTGGACTCAAAGCTCGAAGGCTGTAAGAACATCGTCGTCTGGTACGGCTCCAGCGTTTATGACACGAAGCAGATGTCCGCCCTCATAGACAAGCTGATTCAGGACTGCAAAGCCCTGGGCATACCAACAGACACCCCGGAAGAAATCGAGCGTATGAAAGCCTTATGGCATTGAAAGGAGAACACAATGCAGAAGAATAACGCAACACTCGTCATCGAAGAGGATCACGGCCCAATGGTCACAATTCCCCTTTCCGACTATAACGCACTCATCAAGGCAGACACCATTCTGCAGGTGATGCACGCCATCAAACATAACAGCGGCATCAAATACCCGGACAGCTCGCTCCATGACATTCTGATCGTCGCTCCGAACATCATTGCCGGAGCCGTGCGTGAACATAAGACCGTGGAGTTCGCTCCGGTCGAAGTGACGATGGACGAGTTCTTCGCTCTTCTGGACAAGATAGGCCTGAGCAGAGAGTCAGAGCCGGACGAGAAGGAGGACGCAGAATGAATCAAGTCGAACTGATCGGGCGCCTGACACGAGACCCGGACGTCAGGTACACAGCCCAGAGCCAGACGGCCGTTGCCCGCTTCTCTCTCGCCATTGACCGTGGCAAGAACAGCAAGGGCGAAGACCAGGGCGCAGACTTTCCGAGCATCGTCTGCTTCGGCAAGACCGCCGAGCTGGTCGATAAGTATCTCGGCAAAGGCAGGCTCGTAGGCATCACCGGAAGGCTCCAGACCGGAAGCTATGAAAAGGAAGGCCGGAAGATCTACACGACAGACGTCGTAGCAGAACGTGTGGAGTTCCTCGACAAGGCTCCGAGCGGAGACCAGGCGCAGAGCTCCGGATCAGCCGCACCAGCTGCTGCTGGATCGACCGCACCGAGCGACATTCCGGAAGGCTTCTCGCAGCTGACTGACGATGATATCCCGTTCTAACTGAGGTGTGAAATGGCCGAAGAAAAACGCTATTACTGGCTGAAACTGAAAAGAGACTTTTTCAAGAGGCACGACATCCGAATTATCGAGGCGCAGCCGAATGGGAAAGACTATATTCTCTTCTACCTCAAGCTCTTATGTGAAAGCGTTGACCACAACGGCAATCTCCGGTTTTCGGAGACTATCCCCTACAACGAGGAGATGCTCTCGACCATCACAAATACGAACATCGACATAGTACGGAACGCTATCAAGATATTCTCCAACCTCAACATGATGGAGATCCTCGACGATGGCACATTCTACATGAGCGAAGTCGAAAAGATGATCGGCAGCGAGACCCCGTGGGCAGAGAAGAAACGGAACTATCGGAGTAAGACAGACAACGGACAAAAGGAGGACAATGTCCACCTATTAACGGACAATGTCCTCACCTTGTCCGATAAGAGTAAGAGTAAGAGTATAGAGAAAGATATAACAGACTCTACCGAGTCTGTATGTCGGACGGGAGACGTCCGACGAGTAAAGGACGCATGGAACGCCTTAGGGCTTGGCCAAGTCACCGCCATAACAGCTGATACCACCAGAGGGAAAAACCTCAAGGCCAGAATCAACCAGCACGGCGTCGACAAAGTGCTCGAAGCCATAGAGCGGATCAAGCAGAGCAGCTTCCTGCAGGGACAGAGTAAAAAAGGCTGGATCATCACTTTCGACTGGTTCGTGAAACCGACGAACTTCCTGAAGGTGCTGGAAGGCAACTACGATGACCACAAGGAAGCAGCGCAGGCAGGAAGATATCAAAGAACGGAGTACGACCTATGAAAGAGATTGAAAAGCCCGCCTACATCAAAGACGGAGATTACGTCAAGGGAGGCCTCTGGTTCTGCGGTAAATGCCACAACGCAAAACAGAAGACCCTCAACATGCTTGGGAAGGAATACACCGTCAGGATCGATTGCGAATGCGAGCGAAAACAGCACGAAGCAGAGACCAAGGCCGAAGCAGAACGTGAGCGCCGGCAGCGCATCGATCATCTGAGGGCGCAGGGAATCAAAGACCCGGAGCTCGCAAGAAGGAGCTTTTTGAACTCGACCCAGAGCGAAGGCTTACTCAAATGCAAGCGTTATGTGGACTCATGGCCGGAGATGAAGAAAGAGAACATCGGGCTTCTCCTCTGGGGAGACACCGGAAACGGCAAGACCCACGCCGCAGCGTGCATAGCCAACGCTCTGATAGAGCAGGAAGTCCCGGTCATGATGACGAGCTTCCCCCGGATCCTGCAGGGCGGCTTCAACAAGTCTGATCTTCTGGCGGAGATGCAGCACTATCAGATGATCGTCATCGACGACTTCGGCGCAGAACGTCAGAGTGAATATTCGCTGGAGACGGTCTATCTCATCATCGACGAGCTCTACAAAGCAAAGAAGCCGCTGATCATCACAACAAACCTTGACCTTGAGTACGACTTCCGACGAGCACCGGATGTGGGCCACCAGAGGATATATGACCGCATCCTTGAGATGTGTGTCCCACTTCTCTTTACAGGCGAGAACATCCGGCAGAAGAGAGCCTTCGAGAAGCTCAAAAAGGCAAAGGAACTGTTAGACATTTAAGGAGATTTCACAATGACAAACAAAATCAAGATCGCTGCGATCGTCGCAGTATTGGCCTTCGGCATTGCAGGCATCCTGCGAGTACAAGCCGTATGCGCCACAAATACTCCGCAGGTCATGAAGGCCTTAGAAGAGTACCCAGTCGCCGTTATAACGGCCTATAGCGAGGCGGAAGACGCTTCGACAATAGAAAACCCGACCGAGGAAAAAAGCCCCGCAGAGAGCCTCCCAGAGTTTCCTATCACGACCGACGAAATCCGTGTGCTGGCGCAGAAACTCTACGCCGAGTGCAACGGGGTCCGCTCGAAGACCAGGCAGGCAGCTGTGGCATGGATCATCTTCAACCGCCTCGACGCTGGATATGGCGATACCCTCATGGCGGTCATGACGGCGCCGCACCAGTTTGCAAAGACTTCGGACAAGACTCCGGTCACGGACTACCTGCTGGAGCTGGCTGCGGACGTGGCCGGCAGATGGTGGGCCGAAAAGAACGGCGCCGAGAATGTGGGACGCATCATCCCCTCGGACTATTACTTCTTCTGGGGCGACGGAAAGGAGAATCATTTCCGCAAAGGCTGGAAGGACCAGGTCTACTGGGACTGGAGCATGGAAAGCCCTTACGAGGACTGACATGGTCCGGCGCAAACGCTGTCCGTTATGCGAGGCCCTGGCCGTTGGCTTCTACGAGAACGAAGTCGATGCCGATCTGCATCAGCTGTCGCTGGAGATATTCGACAACGGCCATGTACTCATAGAGTCATATATTCCGGGCAAAGGCAAGCGGGCATGCGAGAACTTGATTATCGAGGCAGACATCAACTTCTGCCCCATCTGCGGAAAACCGTTGACACATAAGCGAAAGGACGAAACAAAATGAGCGAAAAGAAACTACAGTACATCTTCACGAAACAGATCAAGGAACATCCGGACAACCCGAGGAAGGACCTCGGCGACCTCACGGAGCTGACAGATTCCATCAAGGCCTGCGGAGTGCTCCAAAATCTCACCGTCGTGGCTAAGCCGATTCCGAACACCACGCCGAAGCAGTACGTCTACACCGTGGTCATCGGACACAGGAGGCTGGCCGCAGCGAAGCTGGCCGGCGTCGAAAAGGTGCCGTGCATCGTGGTCGACATGGACGAGAAGGAGCAGCTGCGTACCATGCTCATGGAGAACATGCAGCGTCAGGACCTGACGCCGTACGAACAGGCGCAGGGCTTCCAGATGATGATCGACCTCGGAGTGAGCATCAAGACCTTGGCCAAGGACACGGGCTTCTCACAGGCGACGATCAAGAAGCGCCTGGAATGGGCCAAGCTCGATAAGAAGGAACTCGAAAAGGCGGCGGCTCGGCAGATCAGCCTGAATGACCTCAACAAGCTGTCGAACATCAAAGACCTTGAGCTGAGGAACAAGGCCCTCAAGGATATGGGCACCCGAAACTTCGAAAGCACATATCAGGACTGCGTGAAGGCTGAGGCGTTCGCCGATGCGAAGGCTCAGTGGCTCGGCCTGCTCAAGACCTTTGCAAAGGAGATGCCGGAAGAGGACAGAGGCCAGACCTGGAGCAAATACAGCTACGTCAGGAACCTGTCCAAGTGGAATGTCGTTCCGCTCGAAAAACCGGACGACGCCGACACGGTGGAATACTTCTACATCGAAAAAGAGACCGACGTCAGCCTCTACAAGCGCAAGGCGGAAGATCAGCAGCAGAGCCGAGTGGAGACTCCGGAGCAGAAGGCAGAGCGTGAACGGACAGAACGTGAAAGAGCCAAAACCGAACAGTTCGACAGCCTCGCCGAGAAACACTTCACGATGCGCCTGGACTTTGTTGACGCTCTGGATCCGGCTGCCGAAGATGTCAAGATCATCTGGGATTTCGTGGCGGAGCATCTGATGGAGATACTCTTCAGCGGATATATGGACATCGATGTCGAAACCTTCGCAGCCCTATTCCATCTCGACGTGGATGAAGAGACCGAATACGAGGAGCTGCCGATGGACGACATCAAGGATAAGCTGCTCAAGGCTCCGGCGCTTGGCGTATTCAAGATGATCTATGCAGCACTCGATCAGCCGACAACGTTCGTTGAAAAGAAATGGATCTACCAGCCCATCGAAGCAAAGGGCTACTACTTCATCCATAAGCTCAAGGCGTCGTTGGACAGCATCTACGAAGTGCTTGAGCAGCTGGGCTACCAGCTGTCAGACGAAGAGGAGGCATTAAGAAGCGGCACACATCCCCTCTTCGATAAACTGCCGGAGGTAAAAGATTAAGGAGACCCCAATGAAAGAGTTACAGGAACTGATCGAGTTAGCGGCTAAGACCGGAGCCGAAGTTGCGCTCAAGACTATGGAGAAGGAGCGGCAAGCCGACAAGCGAGAGCTTGTCGACCGCCGCCTCCACAACACAAAGCTTCTGCTGCGCAACTACCGGATGTTCAAGGCGCATGTGGACAATGCCGTGTACGAGATCGAGGAAGAGTACGAGACCCCGGAGCAGATAATGGCCGATCTGATGAAGCCAGGCGAAGGCTCCATGTTCGTGGAGAGCATAAAGCGGTCCGTCACTCGTACGGCCATTATGCTGGAGCATATCGAGGCCATGACCGGGCTGTATCAGGCTTACTGCCACATGACCGGAAAAGAGGAAGATGAGCGCCGTTGGCGCATCATCTACTACCTGTATCTCAGCGAAGAGCCAAAGAGCGTCGAGGAGATCGCTGCTGACGAATATGTGACCGAGCGCACGGTGTACAGAGACGTCGACACGGCCTGCGAGCGAATCGCCGCTCTGATCTTCGGCATAGATGGTATCAAGAGGAAATAACATGAGAATTACGTTTGAAACAAGCTTCACTGTTGACCTTCCGGAGGACAAGGCCAAGCAGCTGATCAAGCTGCTTGAGGACTTCGTGAACAGGATATCCAAGATCATGAAGATGCCCCAGCTGGCCATCAGTGTAGGCGATACCCCGAAAGGAGAAGAAGATGTCGAAATGTAAGAGCTGCGGCGCTGAGATCATATTCATCACCAGCCTGCGAGGAAAGTCGATTCCCTGCAATGCCGAGCCCGTGCGCTTTACCTATGAGCTCGGCGCTCCGGATAGAGTGGTCACACGAAACGGTGAAGTGCTGCCGGCGGTCATTGGCCCGAACGGCGATGAGACCGGCTACATCAGCCACTTCGCTACCTGCCCGAATGCAAATAACCACAGGAGGGGAAGATGAGCAAAGGATATGTTTTAGTGCAAGGCATAGTGCATGATACCGGCTGGCCTATTGACGGACTGAGGCTGCGCTTATCAAAGTGGGACTATGATCCGAAGAACTATCATCTCTACGATTGGTCCGACGATCAGGACGATGCTGTCATGCGAACGGTTTATGAGACTGAGGTCGAAGCAGGGATATGTCTTTATGATTCGCTGGAAGATTTCATAGCGGTATGGAAAGCTGGCCAATGGGAACCGCAGGGGTCATTCTGCATTCCGCTTGAAAATGTCGAGCATGTCGAGAAGCTGTAGGGAGGCGCTGATATGGACGAACTGATTAAAAGACTCGAAGACGCCGTGTTCCAGATGGAGAGACACGTACACGGCCCCGCTCACATAGCAGCCGTCAAGGATGCGGTAAAGATTCTTAAGTGCATCAACGAAAGGAAGCCCGCAAAGGCAATCGAACTTTGCGGAGACTGCGGCTTCTACAGCTGGAAAAAGCATAAGTGCACCAGAGGCGCTTCTGATTACCCGAAAAGTTCAGAGCCTTTCTATAGAGACTGTCCTCTCCCGAGTGCGATCGTCCTGAAGGAGATGTAGGCCATGCTTAAGGAAACAGCAGAAGAAAGACGCCGTCGGCTGGAGAATAACGACCTGTACATGAGCCTGCCGTATTCCATGAAGGTGTCTATCGCTCGTGACCGTGTGCGGGACTGGGAGAAGATATGTGCACAGAATGGCAAGACGCCTGCGGTATCGGTCGGCGGGCTGGACAGCATCACGCTCCTGACCTTTGTCCGGGACACGCTCGGAGATTATATCGACGGCATCTCCGTCAGCAGTCTTGAAGATCAGAGCATACAGGCGGTGCACAAAGAGATGGGTGTCATCCGTGTACCGCCGCTGATGTCGAAGCAGAAGGTGCTTCAAGATTTTGGCTTTCCGGTCCTGTCGAAGCTGAATGCATCGAAGATCGAGAGGCTATGCACGCCCGGCGATACGTCGCCGATCGTCAAGGCCTATATGACCGGAGAGGAAGGCGCCTGGGGCCGCTTCGGAAAGAACGAGAAGTTCAAGCTCCCGGAGACTTACATCAAACTGTTCGGCGGACACTATGCAGAGTTCCGCCCGGATATCGACTGCAAGGTGGCGCCGTTCAAGGTGTCGGACAAGTGCTGTGTGTATCTGAAGGAGCTGCCCATTCAGCAGTACCAGGAAGAGCACAACATCTGGCCGTTCCTGGGGCTGATGCAGAGCGAGGGCGGACGCAGGCAATACGGGCTCCGGCAGCATGGCTGCAACTACGTCGGCAAGAACACGGCCCGGAGCTGCCCGTTCAACTACTTCAACCGGGACGATCTGCTGCAGCTGGCGCTCGACATGAACGTGCATGTGCCGGAGATCTACGGCGAGATCATCCGGGGCGAGGACGGGCTACTGATGACCACCAAGGCGCAGCGCACCGGCTGTCAGATGTGCGGCTTCGGCATTCAGCTCGAAAAGCGCCCGCACCGTTTCGATCGTCTCTACGAGAGAAACCCTAAGGAGTGGGAATACTGGATGCTCCGGTGCTGCACCGACGAGAACGGCGAAGAGTACGGCTGGGGCCGGGTGCTCGATTATATCGGCGTGGAATGGAGGCAAGCATGACAAGAGAAGAGTTCAAGGCTATTCCCAAGAGGGACTGGAAAGAAGATATAACAGATGTCTATGGAGTTTATATTCTCCCTTCCGGGCGGAAGCATGAGAGCGGATGGGCCATTATGGACTTTGTCGCTGTCAAGAAAGACGGGAACAAGATTGGCTTTGGCGACTGTTGCGATGACATTGTGCTTGAAGGCTCGCATTTCAGAATTGATTGCGACCATCCGAGCCGCTTGCTTCACATCTGGAACCGCTATGGCTTTACGGTCAAATCTGGTCTCAGCTCAATCAGCCTCGTTGAAAACGACAGGAGGCCAAGATGGAAACGAGAGTATTAAACCATATCCCCGAGGGCTGGCGGCTCCTTCCCGGAGCCATGACCGCCCCTCGGGGCTACAGATGGATCTACAACGGAGAGTCTTTATTCTCTGGGAAGCGCAAGAAGGCATTAGTGCCGGAGGAGGTGTTGAATGAAAGCATGGCATGTGCAGGGTAAGGATAACTACTACGGCTATTCAACCGTTGTCTTCGCTGATACGGTTGGTAAGGCGAAGCAACTGGCCATCCACACCGAGTCTTGCGAGGATGAGAGCTTCATTGACATACTGGCCCATCGTGTTCCGGAGCTCGACAAATACTACAAGCCCGGCAAAACAGAGATGGACTGGTACGACGAAGAAGACAGGATCGCACTTGTCAAACTGGGATGGCACTGTGTCGAGCCTGTATGGGAGCATTGCACGAGCTGCGCTGCAGCTGAGTGGTGCGACTCATGGCTTGATCATCTGGCAGAAAAGGAGGTCGTATGAAATACCTGGCCGTATTTATAATCGGCGCCGTGTTCGGTGCCATAGCGGTAATGGTGTGCGCCTGCGTCATGGCGCACGATGCCGCAAAGGAAGCATTTTGGGAGGAATATGACGATGGCAACCTATAAGTGTGTGAAATGCAATCAGGACTTCGAGTTCTCCACGGAGATCATCAAGAAGCTGAACGAGGGCGAGTACGAAGTGCAGTATATGACCTGCCCGCACTGCGGAAAGAATTATCACATCCTGACGATCGACGACGCCATGCGTGAGCTGGTCAATAAACGCCGGGGCGTCGAGAACAGGCTCAAGTGGGCGCAGAAAAAAAAGATGCATGCAAAGCAGATTCGCAAGCTCATCAGGGAACAGGCTCAAATCAAGGCGCAGCAGAAGACAATGCTGCCGGAGCTGGCCAAGATCGGTGCGGAGATCCTCACGAAGTGGGAGCTCGGAGAAAAGCCCAATGAAGAAGTACCAGAGACAGAAGCGTAAGGCCGGATATGGTCAGCAGAGCTACGCCCTGCAGGTAGCTTACCTGCTGGGTAAGGCGATACGGCGCCGGGAATGGCGCCGGCATAGAAAGGAGAAAAATGAATAACACTCTATCCGATCTCAACAATGCGCTCTTCGAGTCCATCGAGCGGATCCAGGATGACGACCTCACGGACGAGCAGCTGGAGAGGGAGATCAAGAGAGCCGGAGCTGTGACGAAGGTCGCAGAAGTGATAGTACATAATGCCGAGGTTGCGCTCCGTACGATGGAGCACCTCAACGAGTATGGCTACGGCAAGCAGATGAAGCCTGACTATCTGGCACCTGTTCCAGCCATGCTGGAGGCGAAGTCATGAGCAGGCGCTATCCGTCGGAGCTGCACGAGTTCCTGCGGGAGTTCGTCCCCGGCCATACAGCAAGAGAGATATCCGAGGCGGTCAAAGACCGCTTCGGTATCTGTATGACGGAGGGCATGGTCAGAAGCTACAAGAAGAACAGGAATATCAGGAGCGGAACGAGACATGGTCTTCCGAAGGGCCATCCGAGCAAGAAGTATCCGCAGGAAGTCGGCGATTACATCCAGGAGCACTATAAGGGCGTCAGCCCGGCTGATATGGCCGTGAGGCTGAATGAGGCTTTTGGCACGAGCTACACATACAAGCAGCTGAGGGCTTATTACAAAAACCACAGCTACACTTCCGGAATCGATACCAGATTCAAAAAGGGCGACATACCGCCGAACAAGGGCAAAAAGGGAATGCCGATGCACCCGAACGCCGTGGCTACGCAGTTCAAGAAAGGCCATACTCCGGCGAACAAGCTGCCGATCGGCACTGTGCTCGAAAAGTGCGACGGCTATCTGTGGCGGAAGATCGGCGAAGGCTGCAGGGACTGGAGGCAGGAGCACATCCTGCGCTGGGAGGAAGCAAATGGTCCTCTGCCGGAGGGCGGCATGCTGACCTTCCTCGACGGCGACAAACATAACGTCGAGCTGAGCAACCTGCGGCTGATCACAAACGACATCAATCTTGAGTTGAACAGGAGCGGCCTTCGAACATCTGATCCGGAGCTCAACGAGACGGCCATCCTTATAGCTGACCTCAGGACAAAGGCACGAAAGCGCAGAAAGGAATTGAAATGAGCGATGAGATGAGGCGCTGCTGGCTGTGCGGCGCAAACGGAAGTCAAGACCGCCTGGAGCGGCATCACATATTCGGCGGACCGAACAGAGACTTGTCCGAGAAGTACGGCCTTGTGGTCTATCTGTGCGGAGAAAAGTGCCACAGGAACGGGCCCTTTGCTGCGCACAAGAACGCCAAGACCATGCAGACGATCAGGCAGTATGGCCAGCGCAAGGCCATGTACGAGCAACACTGGACGACCGATGACTTCGTGAAGGTATTTGGCCGGAACTATCTGGAGGAATGATATGCACATAACCATTCCCCTGGATCCAAAGACGAAAAAGAACTCGCAGCGCATACTTACGAACAAAAGGACCGGGCGGAGCTTCGTGGCTCCGTCCGAGGAGTACAAGCTCTTCGAGAGTGCCGCCGGATGGTACGTCAAGAGGCCGCAGGAGCCGATCAGAGAGGCGGTAAACGTGCGGTGCGAGTATTACATGAAGACGCACCGCCGTGTCGACCTGGTCAACCTTTTGGAAGCTACGCTGGACATCCTCGTGAAGTACGGCGTGCTTGCAGATGACAACTGCGCCGTCGTAGTCTCGATGGACGGCTCCCGGGTCTTATATGATAAGCAGCATCCACGCACCGAGATAGAGATCACGCCTTGTGGCGGCACGGAATAAGATGTCAAAAAGCTGTCATTGACCTGTCATTACAGGATGTGCTATCCTTGTAGCGTGAAATCTTAACTGAAAAGAGCACCCACAAAAGGCTTTCGCTCAGCCTGTCCGGGGTGCTCTTTTTATTTGTGCCGCTCCTTTACTATTCGCTATCTAATAGCACCGATTTCGTAAAGGAGGAAACAAAATGAAATCACTCACCGCAAAGTTCAAGGCTCACCCATTGCTTTACTATTCGCTATCAATAGCAGCGACATGGGCGGGCATTGGCAGTCTTATGAACGGCGTTGCCATGACGCAGACATACGGGATCGTCCCATCCCTGATCTGGGTACTCGGCAACACGCTCGCATGCATCGTCTTCGGGCTCGTTGCTCTGAAGATTCCGAAGGTGCGTGAAGTATTCAGGTCAAAGGCCATGATGTGGATATGCGGCATCATGTGTGTATTCCAGGCATGGCTCTCGATGAACGGCATGCAGACGGTGTTCGCAGATACCGTTATTGGAGAAAAAGGCGGTATGGCCGTCGCTTACTTTCTGGCGGCATTCTTCCTGATCATCCTGCTCAAGTTCGGCATGATCCGAAACGTCCTGACCGACGGCTTCGGCTGGATCATCGTCTATGTGCTGGCTGCAGCTGTGACGATTGCAGCTGTCGCTCACTCGTGGGGACACTTCAACATGATAGGGCTCGGACTTGAGGCGGAGAATATGCGGACTGGAATCTGGAAGGCAATATTGCTGCTTCCGGGGCCGTTCACATATCCGTACTTCTTCCGGATCCTCGACTACAACGACGGAAATGAGGACGGAACACAGAAGATCAACACGAAGCTGGCCTTTACGCTCGGCGGCGTGTTCTTCGGCGTTTATATGGCAATTATCTTCCTGCTTGCGTGGGCGCAGTTCACACCGCTACTGAATATGGTCAAGGCCATCCTGATCACCATTATCGGAACATCGACCCTGTCCAGCTCCATGTATAGCATTTATATCGCATTCGGCAAGAAGCTCGGCCTTGCGGTCAACTTCGGATTGATCTTCGGCTGGCAGTTCCTCATCCCGCTCGGCGTGATGGGCATGTGGACGCTTATGGCGTCGGTGCGCATCTACTTCGTGGCGGGCGGCATTCTTTTTGCGATTCTGTGGAATCTGCGTGAAAAGAGGAAGGCGGTGCAGCTATGAAGACCGTAGTCAAAAAGCTGGCTGACCTCAAGCGCCCGGAAAAGAACTGCCGCATGCATACAGACAAGCAGCTGGTGGAGTTCAGGCGCTCCGTGGAGATGTTCGGCCAGATCCGGCCGATCGTCTGTGACGAGAACAATGTCATCCTTGCCGGAAACGGTCTTTACGAGACCCTGCTCTCGATGGGGCGCACAGAGGCTGACTGCTACGTCATCAAAGGCCTGACCGAGAAAGAGAAAAAGAAGCTCATGCTGGCCGATAACAGGATATTCGACCTGGGCGTGGATGATATGAGAGTATTCGATGAGTTCATCGCAGAGCTCGGAGACGATCTCGACGTTCCGGGCTTCGACGACGAGCTGCTCCGCTCTCTTACGGCAAACGCCGGGGAGATTGACGAGATGATGTCGTCTTACGGACTGATCACCGAAGAGAAGAAGGAGCAGATAGCGAGTGCGGCCGAGACATACCGCAAAGAGGAAGAAGCCAGGGCGGCGCAGCCGGACGAAGCGCCCGAAGCTGAGGTCGAGCCGGAAGAAACCCAGCCCGTTGGCCGATATGTCATCTGTTCGAAGTGTGGTGAGAAGATATGGCTGTGAAGAGAGCAAAAGGCTCGATGAGCTGTGTCGACGCAGCAAGAATCCGGGTCAAGAACGTGTTCTCGAATGGAGTTAAAGTCTACATGAGCCTGTCCGGCGGTAAAGACTCCATCTGCATGGCCGACATCGTCTATCAGCTGATCCAGACCGGAGAGATAGACCCCACACAGCTGACCTGCGTCTTCATCGACGAAGAAGCCATCTACGACTGCTCTATCGACGCCATGAAATACTGGCGCAAAAAGTTCCTGATGGCCGGAGCGAAGTTCGACTGGTATTGTCTGCCCTTAAAGCAGGTCTCCTGTTTCAACATGCTTACGAACGATGAGAGCTGGATCACATGGGAGCCCGGCAAAGAGGACGTGTGGGTGCGCAAGCCCCCGGCCTTTGCCATCATGTCCAGCCCGTACATGACCAAGGTCGGCAGCGTGAACTATCAGAACTTCCTTCCGAGAGTCACGAAGGACGGCATTATGATGACCGGAGTCCGAGCTGCAGAGTCCGTGCAGCGGCTCCAGTATATGAGCACGCTCAACCTCGGCTTTCAGGGAATAACCGGCACAAACACAATATATCCGATATACGACTGGAAAGACAGCGACGTGTGGCTCTACATCAGAGACCGCAAGCTCGACATTCCAGAAGCATATATGTGGATCTACCAGGCTGGCGAGAATCGCCACGCCCTACGTATATCCAACTTCTTCGCCTGCGACAGTCTCCGGGGCCTCAAGCATGTGGCCGAGACCGACCCCGACCTGTGGCAGCGCATCGAGCGCCGGGAGCCTAACGCATACCTGACCCTTCTCTACTGGGACACGGAATGGTACAAGCGCAGCTCCAAAACAAGGCGCAAAAACGAGAAGGACGACAACAAGGACTACAAGGAGCTCGTCCGAAAGATGCTCTTCGAGGACTTCAACCGCCACTTCACGAACTCCACTACCCAGCGTGTGGCCAAGCAATACATCAGAGCCTTCACGAAGATAGACGGCATGGCAAGGCCGGCCGACTACAAGAAGATGCATGATGCGCTGATCGCCGGAGACCCGAAGATGCGCACCCTGCGTGCGGTCTTTCAGAACGTCTACGGCTCGTATGCGGAATATGCGAAGCAGTTCCGCAAGGAAGGAGGCGAGGCAAATGGCTGATGTCAATCTGTTCGCTCCGCTTTCGTCCCTGCAATGGGTCGACCGGAACATGCTCCGGGCGAATGACTACAACCCCAACAAGGTCTCGGAGGAAAACTTAAAGCTGCTGGTGCAGTCCATCCTCACGAACGGATGGACCCTGCCGATAGTATGCAGACCGGACTATACGATCATCGACGGTTTCCACCGCTGGACGGTGGCAGGCCGTGAACCTTTGCTGTCGAAGCTCGGCGGCAAGGTGCCTGTGGTCATTGTGGATCACCACGGAGACCGCAGCGAGGATATGTACGGGACGATCACGCATAACCGTGCAAGGGGCACCCATCTCCTGGAGCCGATGAAGGCGATCGTCAAGAGCCTGCTCGATGAGGGCAAGGATGTCAAAGAGATCGGCCGTCAGCTCGGCATGAGGCCTGAGGAGATATTCCGCCTGTCGGACTTCTCCAAGGAAGAGTTCATCAACATGATGGCCCAAGGACACACCTACAGCCGAGCAGAGATCCTGTCACGGGTCTGAACGTCATCAAAGGAGGTGAGACAGATTAAGACCGTGGAACTCATAGCAGTCTTTATAGACTACCGCAACGGGAAAACAGTCTGCATCTGTCCCGCCAACAAAAAGAGATGCGGCAAAAACTGCGTCCGAGATATAGTCGAAAGGGACAAGTACCGTGACTGGGAAAAGACAATGAACCGTTCAAGGTTCGGCAAAGAGTATTAGATATCCCCGGGGCTCCATACCAAGAGCCCCGGCTATCACTATTCATCGGAGACATATCCTCCTGAGAAAAAGAGAACGTTGACCGAATAGCAAATGCCCATTGTACTACGCTGTCCATGAAAAATTGTCTCCGATGATTTAATTTTGGCAGAAAAAGGTACTGGGAACGGGCGGAAACAGAGCTGCGGGCTCTCCGAC